TCATTTTGCAGGCGGTGTTCCGTCTATGTGCTTTTCTAGCTTCTGCATCGCCTGTTCGGCTAGTTGGATTTTCCCGCCCAGATAGTGCGCGTCAAGGATAGCATCCACGTCTTTTAGCGCATGACCAGTGATCGACCCTATCTGGCTAGATGAGCACCCGGCGAGAGCAAGCCGAGTGACAGCCGTTCCGCGCAAATCGTGAAACGTCAGACCTTCGACCCCGGCCCTCTTGCAGGTCTTTCCCCAAGTCGCGCGGAACCCGTCCTCAGTCCAAGCTTGACCGCGGGTATTCGTTAGGATCGTGGTCGATCGCGTTGGTGCACCATTCAGGATAAGACGCAACGGCGCGCCAACAGGGATGACGACGCGCGCGCCGGTCTTCCCCTGCCTCACCTTTAGCGTCTTGCCGTCATAGGCGCTCCACGGGGCTCGCAGGAGGTCTCCTTGACGTTGTCCGGTCCATAAGGCCAGCAAGAGGGCCATTCGCACCTCCGGGGTCGCTACCGCCAGCATTGCGGCGATATGCGCCTCTTCCCATATCTTCTCCGACCTGTCTGCTGCGTAGAGGCGGCCGCCACGCTCGCACACGTTTACTGCAATGCGTCCACGGTCCTTCGCCACGGAGAGAACGCGCGCCAGCGTCGTCCAGGCATAATCAGCCGTGCGCGGGTGATCCGCCATAGTATCGCGCCAAGCCTTGAACTTGCCGCGCATGCGCTGGTCTTGAATTGTCTCAAGCGGCAAGGTTCCGAACTTTTTGTCTATATCCTTGAGGTAGCGGTCATAGGCACGCTTTGTCTTGTCGGATTTAGACGTATATTCTGATGACATCTGAAATTCACGAATGATGGCGCTCATTGTGCCCGTGTGACTGAACGCCGCTTTCTTGTGAGCCTCTGCGAACGCCACTGCGAATTCGGGCTCATGCGGAAGCAGCGCGCGACCATCCGCCCCTCGAAGGAGCGGACCGCCTCGCCACGCGTAATAATATTCCTTTATTGACCCATCGGCCAATTTTGAGCGTACTTTAGCGACGCCCTTTAGCGATATTCGCGTCAATTTCTTTCTCCCACTTGAGGAACGGATCCTCATTTGCGGCTTCAAGTTTAATGCCACTCAGTTCATCTAGCCGCGCATCGAGCGCGACTTTATCCCACTTGTGAGTTCCAAGCAGCGGCCTTGGCAGTCTGCCGATCGCTACCCATTGGGAGAAAGCCGACGGCTTCAGATCGCAATAGGCAGCGGCCTCCACCCTTCCCATGAGGCGCTTGTTGTCGTTTGCTGGTTCTCTCACCGTCTCGCCCTCCTGATCAGGTCCGCATCCTTGAAGTATGCGGCCATAAGTGCGTCGGCGCTGATGTGGGCTATCGGCCGCTGCACGAGTTCTGCTACAGCGGTAGCCGGAGGCTGGTATTCGCTCCAGAATCCAGGCTGATGGTCATGATGTCTGCTCATTCCCCATCTCCCGATGTAGAAGCGCTGGAATAGCCGGGTGTGGAAACCGAAGTCCGGTCTTTGCGAGGGTGCCGTTTGCGGCGATCGCCGTTGATGTCGAGCCATTCGTAGCCGTGCTCTGGATACCAACCATTATCGAGCGGCTCTGTAATGACGATGCAGATGATCTCGGGGTAAATCCTGTATGCTTCGCGCAAGAAATCCTCGACCATCTTGCTAGAATAGAACGGTCCCTTCTTCCTAGGCACCTCGCCGCGTTCTTGGGTGATGACGTAAGTTGGATAGCTGCGATGCATCTACTAGCCCTCCTTCCCATTATCTGGACGGTCGTCTGGCTCGTCGCTACCGCTCTTGGTGGCTTCATCCAGAAGGTTCAGGACTTCGAACCGATCGACAATACGCTGGATCATGGTTGCAGGGTCGGGAACGTGCCTGATATCGTCCTCCATGCCGAGGCAATAACGGTATTCGCCATCGCCACCGGTTCGCTGGTCAATGTCCTGCACTGCGTCGGAATAACCGTCGCGCTTGCCGATCTCATAGGCCTCGTCAAATTCAGCTTGGCTATATTCCACCCCGGTATCTGGACGGTCGGCGTCCGTGGTGAGAGCGGAACGGGCATCCATCTGCTCCCGGGTTTCGAACATCGGGTGGCCGCACTTTGGTTCGTATCGAAGCTGCCAATCCCGCAGGTTCATAGCGTCAAACTGGATCTGGTAGCGGCAGTCGTCGCAATACCACGCATAAGAGCCGTGGTTGTACCAGTTCGCTGGCGAGCACTGGCAGCGTGTACGGTTGCAGCTACCGCCTTCCTTGCCTTTGTCTGGCTTGTTTTGGCCGTTGTAATCGCCGTATGCCATCAGTTGCCCTCCTGCTTAGCACCGATGCGATCGACGCGGTGGCGTGACAGATCGACAAGAGCACTGTGGAAATGGTTTGCTTGTTTCTGATCCGGGAAGGTCACAGTGACCGCAGGTTTTCCCTTGTAGGTCTCCAGCAGCATAAAGCCTTCTAGGTTAAAGAGACGGTTGGCAAAGACCCTTACCGCATCACCGCTTCCAGCCCGGTCGGGTTGGAGGGACAACTTAGGATGCCAATGGTTCTTGTCGTTTTCGTTCCAGACGCGCGGAGCGTGGCAGCTACCGCCAGCGCTCAAATATTCGGGAGAGCATGGCTCCCACTCGTCGGGATTGATTACCGTCATCCGGTCGGGTTGGAGGGCGGCGGCCAGCAATTCAGAAACAGCTTCGTCAGACGGCCACGAGTGTCCCCAGTTGCAGCGCTCCGATATCTCGCGGTATTTTGCCTGAAATGCCTCGACTTGAGCGTTACTTGGCCCCATCACGCCGCACTCCTATAGCCAAGCAGCTCGAGCCGCTCCGCAATCATAAACAGATTGCGTGCCTGCCGCTCGCGGCGCTCGCCGCAGTTCATGTTGGCCTCGGCAACCTGCCGCAGCGATCCCGGCATCAGGCCGTCGGCGATTGCGCGCTCGAGAGTGAGCAATGGCGTGTTGACGTTGGCTGCCATGGGCGCGCTGTAGGGCGCTGCTGGCCGTTGAGGCGCGTGCCGTTGCTGTGCTGGCCGTGGTGGTGTGGATCTTCTCTTGTTCTGCATGTTGGTCTCCTCAGTTGATGGTGGTGGTGGTCACTGGTGCGCGAAATGGGCGGCATAGCTCGCCCAGATCGTAAAGCTGTAGATGAAGGCGCCGGCGGCGAGGGCGGCGCAGAGATTGTGGAGATGGTCGCCGATCGTGAGCTCGTCGTCGGTCATGGCTGGCTGGCCTTGGCGAGGAGGGCCGCCGCGATGCGGCGCATGTCCTGCACCTTGCTCGACCCAAGCTCGCCGTTGTCGGCGCGATCGACGATGGCTTGGAGGCCATCCCTCAACGCCTGCACCTCTGCGGCGAGCGCATGGTGGAGATTGTCAGGCGGCGCCATGTCGAAGGCTGGCCAATTGCCGCCGTAGCGCAGGGCTGTCGACGAACCGTCTTCGCGCTGGACGTAGGTGTACTTGCCGTTGGCAACGGTCACGTTCAGGCGGTCGGTCATCGGCGTGCCTCCACAGCTACATCGGGCTCGCGATAGAAATCAGCAGGCCACTTGTCATCGTAGAGCCAGATCAAGTCATTTGGCCCTACCGGCACCCACTCGCCAGTTTCCTTGTCGAGGACATCAAACTCGCAATCGGACCAATAGTCAGGATTGTCCGTGAGCTGGCGATATTTCTTGCCATCGAAATTGATGGTCTTTGCGCCTTCAAGCTTCTCCGCACTCACTCTTCACCGCCAATCTCAGCCAGCACACGGCCCGGCTTGCGACGGCGCAACGCAAAACGACCGCGGCAATCTACATTGCGCGGTGCGGGGCGGGGATGTTTCTTGGCCTTGTGGTCAGCGCGGCGCATCGGCTCGGCGCTGCAGCATGCCGCCGCGATGGGCGAGTAGTCGTCTTCTTGCGTGTATCTTCTATCTAGCATTGTCGTCTCCTCGGTGGTGACCGCCATGGTTAGATGCGGCAGTTAGGAGACAATAGGACGGAAAGTAGCGACGAGTCAAGAGGAAAGTTGCAAAGAAAGTAGCGGCAAAATTTAGCTCTCGCCGCTACCTACGATTCGATGAACCCTAGCGACCATCTTTAGCGGGATCGAAACGGGTTGTGCTGGATTGAATTGGAATAGCTCCAAACTATCATCGTGCCAGGCAATGAATTGCTTTATATACGCGCCCTCTGGATTGTTCTCGTCTTCTCCGATCTGAACGACACAAAAGTCCTTTTCCTTCAATGGCTTGTATGGATGAACGTAAACCAACTCACCTGGATAGTACCTCGGTATCATCGAGGTGCCGTGAACATAAACCGCATAGCCTCCCTCGATCGTTCCCAAATCAGGATGAGCCGGCACCCAATCAGTTGTTTCGTTTACCATTATCAGTCGATCCGGGTCTCCCGCAGCCGCCCAGCCGTGCACAGGCACCATCCCCGCCCGTTCGGTATTTTTTTGACGCACCATAATATTAACTCCACTAGCTGCTTTCGACGCTGTGGAAGAAGATAGGGCGCGCATCTTGATGCGTCCCTTAATTTTGCTCGGTTTCTTCTCATCGATGGCGTCCAGATCCATCATTGCGTCAGCTTCATTCAAGGGAATGCCAAATCCGTTGGCGTATACCTCCCAATCATTCGGACGAGTCGTTTCGCCGCGCTCGACCTTGCCAAACGCGGCACGCTCGACGCCAATGTAATCGGCGGCCGCCTCTTGCGACATTTGACGCGCCTGACGCTCAACTTTCAACCGATCACCAAATCGAGACATCTTCATTCAACCCTTAATGAAATCAATGCGCTACTATATACCATAAAAAAATAGTTGCGTGTTGCTACTTTTTTGTTGACTCAAAAGTAGCGAAAGGCGTATACAAAAGTTGCAAGAGTGAACCGAGGCCATACAAAAGGCGTAGGGGATTTAGAACCAAAGACTTTTCATTCACGCAATATTAGAACTGCGATTTTTTCAGCGACATTTTATCGAGGCAACCATTTGAGGAGTTCAAGCATGCGGCGAAATAAAAGGAAAAACCCTCCCAGAAGAGCAGTAGCGCCGAAAGGCGCTGGTCCTCCCAGAAGAACGCCGGGGCGTCATGCCCCGGCTCCTCAGACCAGACGCCTTTCGAGGCGTGCGGTGTGGGGAGCCACAAACACCGTTACGCTCCGCATGGCACCAATTCGCCCCGTTTCGTAACGCATGACTACGTTCCGACCCGCAAGACAACGCAACGACCTTTCATCACCATAGAGGAGACTAACATGGATTTTTCCGTCGCAACCGTAACTCTCAGAAGTTTTTCCCCCTACAGCCAGAGCAAGCAACACGACGAGCCGTCGCTCAAGGGCGAAGGCAAGGGGGACTACGACAAGCGCACCTGGAAAGCCAAGGCGCACATCACCAAGGACGGCACGCTCGGCATTCCAGCCGCGTCTATGACGCAGGCCATCGCCGAAGCCGCGAAATATTCCAAGAAGCAAATCCCAGGCCAGGGTAAGGCAACATGGACCGCCAAATTCAAGAGCGGTATCATGCTCGTCGATAGCTTCATCGACACAGGCATCATTCTCAAAGACGCCGACTTCGTCGACATCATGTGCGACGCTCAGGGCAAGACGGGCTCCGCCGTCAGCAGCCGCGTACCGCGCCGCTTCCCCCAGGTTCCTGAATGGTCCGCCACCTTCCAAGTCTGGATCCTCGATCCCATCATCACCGAAGAAATCTTCCGAGAAATGGTCGAGCTTGCCGGCATGTTCATCGGGATCGGCCGCTGGCGTCCAGTCATGAACGGCGGGATGAACGGTCGCTTCATCATCGACAAGCTTAAATGGGAAGATAACCGCAAGTTTGCGGCATAGGACCACCGCCACCACATCGACATGCCTTACAAGACCGGCTCTTACGGGAGCCGGTTCATGGAGGGCATTGCTTTCCACAACGCAGCTCTGCGGCCCGCTACACGTCGCTCCGCATTGTGTCGTATCGCCTCTCAACGCAAGGAATACCAATGACAATCGTTGCCCAACATTATCAGCCAAGAAGACCGATAGTGGTGGGCAACCACCAACGCTGTATTGCAGCGCCACTTAGGGCCACGCGCCACGCCGTCCCGTTATGCACCTCAACGTTTTCTAGCTTGGTCGGCTCTTTCGAGAGCCGCCTTGTGGTGGGAAACTGCCAAACTTCGCGGCTAGCCGCATCGCGCCACCCCGCGTCGCAACGCAATGCAAGTCATCTCAACGAATACCAAACTCAGCAGCAACCGCATTCGTGCGGTTTTTGGTGGGCTTGTCCTGCCGACCGCGATCCGCAGCTCCGCGCCGCGCTACACCTGGCTCCGCCGCTTATATCAGCTTCTCGCACCTCAACGAATTACGCTACCCAGCGTCGTCGGCCTTCGGGCCGAGTGCGGTGGGTATCTCACCAAATGCCGTCCCGCACGGCCGCGTCGCGCGTATTGCCGTTGCGCAACGCCGCGCACCTCTTCACATCTCAACGAATACCTGCCAAGCGCCGGTTGCCTTCGGGCAACGTGCGGTTCGCAGGAACCACCAATATCACGCACAGCGACAACACGCTGCGCCGCGCATCGCACCGTCTCTCAACTCATCTCAACGGCCGCCCTTCGGGGCGGCATCCCCAAGCTTTCATTACGGAAGGTTTCGGGATGCCGTCACTGGTATCATTTCGCTCCATAGCGCGCTGCTGCACGCCACAGCGAACCGTTACGCGCCACATCTCAACGCACCTAACCACCACACGAGGAGACAATAATGGCATATGAATCTACGCCAGAAAGACTGGCAATAAGAGACAAGCTCGTCGACGCCTTTCTGCAGGTGTCGGTTCAAGGGCTTATCACTCACAACGATATTGCCGGCATCATCGGAAAGAAGACGACATCGCCGGAAGCAATCAAGCATTCAGCCTTCCGCATCGCCTCAGATGACCATGGCGTCGTCTTTGAGAATGTGCGCGGCGCTGGCTACCGCCGCATCGCAGCGGGCGACGTGCACCGTGTCGGCACGCAGACGCGCCACAGCATCCGCGGCAAGGCGAAGCGCGGCAGCAAGAAAATTACCGCCGTCCTGTCCACCAATTCCAACAGCATGACGAACAGCGAGCGCATCCGCGCCTACGCAGAAGTCGGCATTCTCGGAATGATCCGAATGGCGGCAGGCCACAACTCGGCAGAGAAGGCGTACCGCGAAGCCGAGCGCCAGCAGGAGAAGCGTCAGAAGCCGCCGACGCAGGAAGAGATATCGCGTGCCGTGTTGCGCGTCATCGAGGGCGGCAAGGCCGCTTAACCACCCACCACAAAAAAGGAGACACGTATGAGACACAATAAATTCGAACGTGAAAAATACGGCATCAGCGTCGAACTGATGTCAAGAATGTGTGGCCTTAGCACATCCCGCATCAAGACCGTCGAGGACGCATATCTCGATCTTCTAAGCCGCGGAGTTCCAGAGGACAGGCTAAAGGCTACGGCCGACAGTGAACGAATGCTCGCCGTTGTTGATGAAATTAAGGCGCAACAGGACAAGACAGTTGAGGCGTTGCTTGGAACGCTGGTGGCGCGCGGAATTGATGTTTCGCTGACCAATATACACCACGCAGGACACGGCAGCGGCTATCAGGCTGAACTGTCGATGGGCGATGCCTTCGGAAAACGCCTCTCATCAATCGGTCGCGGTAGGGCGCAACTATCTGCGCTGATGTCATCTATTGATGTCATGCGGGGAGTTGTTGGCGTGGTTGCGCCGCTCTTCCCTGCCGTTGAGCCAAATATGGATCCGAAGACGGCAAAAGAGCGGCCGATCGCTTAGCCGGTAGCCGGGGGTTCGAAACACGCCGAGAGACGTGCAGCACACTTTTAATGGTTTCCCATCTGGACATAGCGTGCTCCCCCGGCGATCAAACCAACACACCACATTCGCAAGCCGACCCGAAGGTCGACACCACTCGCTTAGCGGCTTGCGGAATGCAGTTCGTACTATCTCGGGGGAGGAGACTTGGCATAGCCACGCCGTTAACCCCGGATTTCCATATCGCCACCACAGCGACGTTGTTTGTCTACCAACAAGCAACAAATTTGTCAAGAGCCAACTTGGCGACACTCACCAACGTTAAGAAGCAACTCTTTCGGCAAGGACGATCACATGCACAGCACGAACATCACGAATCGTCATCGTCTTGCCGCCGCGCTCGATCTCGGCCGTACCGTCGGCGACAGCCACAAGCCGACCGACCCATGCCAGTCCGCTCTTCGCATGAACCAAAACTTCATTGCCAGGCTGCGGCCAGACGGTCGTATCGAGCCAAGCCTTGGTGCCAGCCAGCAAAGCAGGCTCCATAATCTTGGTGGCGACGAGGATGGCGTATCGCCCGTGCGGAATGTTCTTGCCGGCGAACGTCGGAGGCGGGAATTTGTATTTCCCCTCTTTCCGATCGGAAATCTTCCCGTAAACGCTAGCGGTATTGAATGCGGACACTTTGGGCAGCTTCGCATTTGCGGCACTTTCAGCCGCTTCCCTTACCGCCTCTTCGACTTCGTCTATATCCACGCCAAGAAACGCGGCGATCGACTCATACATATGCGGTCGCGGCAGCGAGCCCATTTTCCAACGGCTGAATGTCTGCTGCAGCCAGCCGTATTGCTCAGCGACTTCGCGGTCTGTCTGGCTGGACTGCTTGTCGATCAGCATTTTGGCGAAGCGTGAACGGGAGGGCGCCATAATCTTTTAATCCAGCCTTTGACAAATTTGTAAATTGATACCACTGTAGCCGATAGTTGGCAAGCGCACCGGTTTTGCCACTACTGCGTCGTAAGACGCTACACCACAAGAGGAGATTGAGATGACCAACCTGAACGTAGCAGTTAGCGCCAGCCTTGCTGGCATTCTCAGCATCAACGAAAACATCGCTAGCCTGCAGGAAGAAGCCAAGGCGGCACGCAAGGCCGCGATTGAGCCGTTCCTTGAAGCGCTTGCCGCATCTGGCGAAGTGTCGCTGGTCGTTGTTCGCGGCCACACCCCAGGCTTCAACGACGGAGAGCCGTGCGAGCACTCTGCCGAAATGTTCGTCAACATCAAGAAGGCCAAGGAAGAAGACGTTCTCGATGGCGACTTCGGCATCGATCTGCCAGAAGAACTCGTCGAAGGGCTCGTCGACGAAGTCTCGTATGAGCGCCCCTCCTACAAGCGGATTGTCAACGAAGGCGCCCTCGCTGCCAACATCGCACTCTGCCGCGAACATGGCCATGTCTACGGAGAACCCTCCGCCGAGATCCTGAAAGCACTCAATGCGGTTATCTTTGACACCGTCGAGGAGGAGAATGAGACCAACTATTACGTCACCTATGTTCTGACGGACGGCAAGTTCGAGGTGAGCACGGGCGAATACGACTGCGGCTACTGATCGCCCGCCGGCTGGAGCAGGACATGGAAAACATGATTTTCAATAGTCGGCAGCACACCATTACCAACCTCGAGTTCTCCGAGGTTGGTGACTGGCCGCTAGCCGATTGGAAATACGCCGACGTCGAGTTTGTCTATCCGCGAACCAGCGATCTGGTTCGGAAAGTCATCGACGCCTCGCCAATAACTGGAAGGTTCAAGCGGGTGCTGATTGACGTGAAGGTGCAGGATTTGACGCCGGATATCTACTCCTGCATTCCAGGCTGGCACTTGGATGGCGCATTTCCGCAAGTGGGCATTGACCCTGACCGCCACCACTTGTTTGTCATGAATGGGCCGCTCACGGAATTCATCAGCGAGCCCGTTTGTTGCAAGGTGGAATACCCGGTCAGTATGCCGGATATTCTAAGGCAAATCCCGCTTGACGTAAAGGTTTCCACCTGCGCGCCAAACGCCATAACCACCTTTACCAGCTTTGACTTTCACCGTGGCGTCATGACCGAGAAGCCGACGCGCCGCCTGCTGGTTAGGTTGACCGAGACCAACACTGTGCTAGCCCACAACAAGCCGAAGGCACCAAGTCAAGGCGCGCGGGCCAGCATTTCCGCAGTTCTCTAACCACCACCCACCACAAGAGGAGACACAATGACCCAGATTACCAGTGGAATGCTGGCGGATATGCACGCCCGCAGATTGAGCGGCGAGACGGTAGCGTCAATCGCGGCTGACTATAAGATCAAGCCGATGACAGCATATCAGCGCATGAGACGCACCTACGGTCTCGAGAACTATTCGGCGCACCCGCTCGTAGCGGCGAACGACAATCACCCCGACCGCATTACTCGCATGATCCCCCACAACGGCGGCTGCTCGACGACATCTGGATTGATGCCGGTTTCGCTGGCGCGGTCGGCCGACGCGGGCGGCGCAGGCGAAGAAGAGCGGGTGGCGGCATGACCACAACACCAGAAACCACTTGCGACTGCACCTTCTTCGACGAGGGCGATTGGGTTGAATCCCGCCTCAATACCGATGTGTTCGGTATCGTGGTCGGCGAGGCTGACTTCGGGCGTTACTACAACGTCCAGCTTGCTGGCTCCATGGAGATCAAGCAGTTCTTTGCCGTCACGCTCCGCCACATGGACGTACAGGAGGACGAACCGCCTATGCCAGCCAAGGCCAAGGAAGACAACGAAAACGTCGTGCGTGTGGATTTCACCAAGGGCGCTCGCTTGCGTCCGGATAGCAAAACGGAAGGAGCAGCGTGATGGGGAAGTTTAAAGTTGGGGATAGGGTGAAATCGCTGACTGGCGATAAGGAATATATCGGCGTCATCGGCACCATCATCGATGATGATGGGAGTTTCGTCCAATACAAAATCCAACTAGACAAACCGGTCGAGCGATGGGGCGACAGGACGATCTGGCGATCCGAAGATGGGCTCGAGCTCGTCACATGGCAGCCGAAGGTTGGCGATCGGGTTCATTATAAGGACCTTTACGTCGAAGGCGACGGCGTGATCAACTCGAAGAATGGCGATGGCGACAGAAGTCTTCACTGGTTTGTAGAGGTTGATGAAAAGGATCGGGAGCTTGCCTATTTCATTAGCGACACATGCCGCAAGTTTGCCACCACGTCCCTCTCTCCGCTACCCGTTGCCGCGGAAGCGCAACCGTTAGCCGCGTGGGTTCCTGCCGTGGGCGATCGGGTGCGGTTCGTCGAGAAATATGCGCACGCCAAGGTCGGTGACGAAGGTATCATTACTGGCCTTTGGGATGACGGCGTGGAAGTCGAGGCCAACGGGCAGATGTATAGCTGCTTTACGGGGCGGGTTGAGCCTGTCGAAGTTGCTGCACCCCTCACCATCACCGCCGGCAAATTCTACAAGACGCGCGACGGTCGCAAGGTCGGGCCGGCTGAGCGTGACGTTGATCACTACTATGCCAAAGATGGATTTGTTTGGCGCGTGGGCAATAGCACGTACAGTGACAGTGGTGCGTGCGGCTGGATTGAAGACGTCAAAGACCTCATCGCCGAATGGGTCGACGAGCCGGTTGTTGCCAACGACAACGGGTCGTTTGCCAGCCTGATTGGCAAGACCTTCACGGCCAAGGTTCGCATTCCCAATCAGCCTGCCATCGTCGCCCTCATCGAGAACGGCCAGCCCAAGCCATCGGAGCGGCCCGTTGTTCATGTCGACAAAGCAATGGCCACTACCGAGGCCGCGCGCCTTGCGATCAAGCATCCCGGCCAGCGTTTCGGCGTCTTCGTTCTTGCGGATAGCAAGATCGCTGACGAAGTGATCACCAAGACGGCGGTTCTTCGCGCCGCCTAACGGCTTACGGGCCGTTATCCACCCGCCACCACAGCAACACCAGCGCCGTGCGCCTACCGAGCGCACGGCTGAGAGGAGACTTATTATGTCCAGACAGACAGAACGCGCGGAAGCGCGCCACCAAGCCAAGGTCGATAAGGCTAACGGCCGCGTTGCTGCGCGACCAGCGTTGAAGGCCACTGGCTACCCGCCCAACCGCTACTTGCCCGTACAGTCGTTCGGCAAGAAATACCCTTTCAGCAGCGCGCGCCAGAACGCCAAGTATGCGCGCGTCCATGCCGGCCACCAACTGCTGCAGGCCGCAGCATGACCAGCCGCACCCTACCGCCCATAACCGGCACGCCGCTAGACTTCGTGCCCATCGACGCGCCAGTACGCGCCACTACCCTAACTGTGTTCACGGCTCCCACAATCAAGCGAGCCGCCATAGCCGCCACCGTAGCGGCGTCCTGCATCGCATTGTTTGCCTATCCGGTCATCGGCCTAACCGCGCTCGCTCTCGGCGTCGTGGCGGCCTCTGTGTGGGCGGGCGGCAAGCTGGCTGACAGGTTGAACGAACATGAGGGCGCCAGAAATGACAACCATTAGCGCGCCTCGCACCGCCACCCGTATGTGGCCGCCTAATCCGTTCAGTTGGTGGCCGGTCGTCATCGCTCTGCTGGTTATAGCAGCGGCGTTTTATTTCTAGGAAGGAGAAGAAATGTCTGTTTTCGACAGATTGAAATCCAGCAAGCGCGTAAACCCTCCTGCTATCGCCATCTACGGCACGCCAGGCGTCGGCAAGACTTCGCTGGCCGCAGAATTCCCTAATCCGGTCTACCTCTTCGTTGAGGGCGAAGAGCCGCCGGATGGCGTCGAATTGCCGTCTGACCAGATCACTTCTTTCGCCGGCCTACTCGATACATTCGCCGATCTGCTTGAGCAGGAACACGAATTCCAAACCGTTATCATCGACAGCCTAGATAAGGTTGAGCCGATGGTGTGGGCGGCAACGTGCGCCCGCAACGGATGGGATGTCATCGACAGCAACGACAAGGGCTCTCCGACATCCTTCGGAAAGGGCTACCTTGGCGCCGATGTCGAATGGGGCGAATATTTCGAAGCCGTCGGCGCCCTGACGCGCGCCGGGATGTACGTCGTCCAAATTCTCCACAGCGAAACGAAGAACTTCAACGACCCGCTCGTCGACTCCTACGATCGCTACCGGCCCAAGCTACAAAAGCGAGCATTGGATCTGGTCATCGAAAACTGCAAGGCGCTTCTTTTCATCAATCGCCGCACGTCCGTAAAGCAGGTTGAGGCTGCTTTCGGCGGCAAGAAGACCAGCAAGCCGGAAGGCATGTCAGGCTCTGAGCGCATCATTCACACCGACGAGCGCGCCGGATTCTTGGCGAAGAACCGCTTCAAAGGCGCGCCGGCTCAAATCCCCTACAAGGCGGGCCAGGGGTTTGCTGAGCTTTCCAAGTACCTGATGACGACGGCTACAGCCGCAAGCGAAGCCGCATGACCGCCTTCACCTGCAACCCCGTCCAAGGCCGCAAGCACAAGGTCGCCCTATCCGGCGGCAAGTTCACCCTCGTCGCCGAGGTTGAGCGCGGCTTATGGGCAACCGTCACCAATGACAACAAACCGCTGGAGTTCGCCGACAAGCGGCTGGCCTTGGCGAAGGCGAAAGAATTGTCGCGGGAGGCAGCCTAATGTTCCACCAAGAGCAATGGTTCGCTTGGTATCCCGTCATCGTCAAAACGCGCAGCGGCAGTCGTTGGGCGTGGCTTGAATACGTGCTGCGCGAATGTGCGCACACCGCATACGGTAGCGGCGCTTGGCGCTACTGCGCCCTCACCAACTAACCACCACCACAAGGAGACTAAAATGGCCGCATTGGGCAAAAGCTTTGACGCTACGCAGCATGACACCACGCAGAGAGAATTCGCCGGCGAACTGCCGAACGGAATCTTTCGCCTCGAGATCGAGGCATCGGAAGTGAAGCCGACCAGCAAGGGCACCGGCACATACTTGGCAACGACGGTCACGGTCGTCGAGCCGGAAGAATACAAAGGCCGGAAAATCTTCAACAACAACTACAACCTCGAAAATGCAAATCCGCAGGCGCAAGAGATCGGACAGAAGCAGTTTGCCAGCCTTTGCCGCTCTATCGGCGTAACATCGGTGGAAGATTCCGAAGAGCTCCACTTCATGGCTTTCGTCGCCAAGGTTGGTCGCGGCAAGCCGTCGGTCGGCAAGGATGGCAAGGAATATCCAGGCCGCGCGGAGATCAAGCGATACTTCTTCCCGGACGAGGAACTGCCGGAACTCGGCATCGACGCAATCCAGCCTGACGACGAGAAGCCTGCCGCTGCAAACGATAACAAGCCGGCTGCTCGCGCGCCGGCGAACGACAACAAGGCCGCAGCAGCTGCGCCGACTGGTCGCCGCCCTTGGGGTCAAAAGTGATGGCTGCGCAAGACGAAAAGACTCTGAACATAATCCGCGGCAAGAACCTCGTTGGCGCAGCCGACAAGGTGGACGTCTTCAAGCTCTTCGACCATATCGACGCGCTTGAGTTCATGTTGGACGAGGCGGACGCGGATGATTTCTTCGGCACGGAAGGATGGCGTCACCATCTCGGCCTAGACGCCTAACACCAACCAAGCGGGTCGTACCAGCGGCCCGCCACACCACACAAGAGGAGACCACCATGCGCTTAACCATCCCCAAAAGCGACCTAGCGCGCGTCCTGACCAACGTCGGCCGCGTCGTCGAAAGTCGTACGACGATACCGATCCTATCCAGCGTTATGCTGACAGCAACAGCCGACCGCCTGCAGGTCACGGGCACGGACCTTGATATCGTTGCCACCGACGCAGCGGTGGCCACTGTCAGCCAAGAGGGAACCCTTTGCGTCGACGCCAAGTTGCTGGCCGATATCGCGAAAAAATCGAGCGGCGATATTTCACTGTCCGAGGACAACGGACAGTTGATCGTAAAATCAGGCCGCAGCGTGTTTAAGTTGGCCACGCTGCCGGCGGCCGATTTCCCGACGCTCGGCGCAGACAAATACGACGCCACCTTCGATATCGATCTCGCAAGCCTGTTTGCGCCGGTTGCGTTTGCAATCTCCGATGAGCAGACCAGATACTATCTCGGCGGCGTTTTCTTCCACATCAAGGACGGCACCGCAACCGCCGTTGCAACAGACGGCCACCGTCTATCTCGGAACAAAGGCCCGTCCATTCCGGAATTTGAGGGCGTCATCGTGCCCAAGAAGACGGTCGGCCTTCTACCGAAGGGCGTCGTTTCCGTACAGGTAAGCACCGCCAAGATCAAAATTACCGCCGGCGATTTTGTTCTCACCAGCAAGCTTATTGACGGCACCTTCCCTGATTATCAGCGAGTCATCCCCACCGCGAACGACAAGTTGGTAACCGTCGACCGCGACACATTCATGAAGGCTGCCGACCGCGTTGCAACGGTTTCGTCGGAGAAGGCTCGCGCTGTTAAGCTTAGCATTGCGGAGGGGTCTATTGGCTTCTCTGTATCTTCCGGCGATGCGGCCGCAAACGATGAAGTCGAGGCGGAGTATGATGGCGAGCCGATAGAGATTGGCTTTAACAGCCGCTATGTCACGGAAATCATGGGTGTGCTGCCCGCCGGCTCTGTCCAGTTGGCGCTTGCTGATGCTGGCTCGCCCGCCGTTATTACGGGCGGCGCGGAGGGGCTGACGCTTATCTTGATGCCTATGAGGGTGTCGTGATGGCTAGGTTCATGGTCGATTACACATTCCACGGGCGCGCCAGCCGCACAATCGAAGCGGAATCGATGGAGGCCGCAGAGGCGCTCATCGAGGCGGAAGTCAATGAAGACGACTTTGAGATTGATGCCGACAGCATCGATGACGTCGACTTCAGCATCCAAGAGATGCACCCCATCACTCGTGATGGGCGTGAACTATGGACGACGTATGTGCGGAACGGCGACATTCGCGGCCACCAGTCCGCGCTAGCGTCTTCGCCATTGTTTGCGGTTGTGCAGCAAGGGAGCGATGCCTAATGGCCCCCATTCCACCCACCATCTCAGCAACCCAGCGCGCCGTTCAAGGCGCGCTGGAACAACAAGGCGACGAATGGGAGTCCGTCGGCGTGCCTGCCGGCGACATCGGCCTAGAGTGCGATCGACAAATCTGGCTTGCCTTCCGGCGTGCGTCTGTTCCGGAAGTAATCACGTGGCGCAAGCGCCGGATCTTCGAGCGAGGCAACATCGAGGAAGAACGCCTTCTCGACCTGTTGCGACTCGTCGACGTTCAGGTGTGGGGCCAGCAGGACCGCGTTCGCGCGGCTGGCGGACACCTTCGCGGGAAGATTGACGGCCGCGCGCTTGGCATCATTGAGGCGCCTACCAAGGAGCATATCGTCGAGTGCAAGAGTGCAAAGGACGACATCTTTAAGAAGGTCAAGAAGCACGGCGTCAAAGTCGGTAAGCCCGAGCACTACGCAACTTTTCAATTCTATATGTTCGGGACAGGAGTCGACCGCGTCTACTACATGATGTCGAACAAGAACGACGAGGATCTACATTTCGAGCGCGTGCCTTACGACGCCGATTTCGCAATCCGCCAGGTCGCCAAGATCGAACGCATCATCAACATGCCAGAACCGCCAAGCCGTCTGTGCAGCAAGCGTGACGACTTCCGCGGCACGTTCTGCCGACAGGCTGCAGTCTGCTGGGGCGAAACAATGCCAAGGGCGCATTGTCGTAGTTGTCTGCATTCGACTCCGCTGATGGATGGTAATGCGGGCTGGGATTGTTCACGTCATAGCAAGCCTTTGTCCCTGAACGAACAAGACGAGGGCTGCCCTGCCCATTTGTATATCCCTGCGATGCTTGTTGGATATGAGCAAATCGATTGCTCGGAAGCCGACGAGACAATCAGTTATCGCCGTCCTGACGGCACACTTTGGATTGACGGCGCAACCAACGCCAACTGACCAGCCTCACCAGCCAACCACCACAAGAGGAGATAATATGACCACCACCACAGCAAGGCCACCCGAATTCGACGCCCGCCTCATGGCCTACTACAGCCATCTTAAGCGGCGCGCTTACAAGCTTACCAACAACAAATCAGAGCAGGAAGAACTGCCGCAGGACACGATCGCCTATATTCTCGGCCATTGGGAATCCTTCCGTCCCGACGGCGGCTTTTACAATTGGATCATCTTGTGCATGCGCCACGTTGCGCAGAACAAGCGCCGACGCGAAGAGGTGCGGTCGCGGTACGCGCCAACCACCAATGACGAGCGCGCCATGCTGAGCCACCCTGTGCCTGCAGATCAGGAGGATTACGCGGACCTATCGCGCACGCTGGCCGACATGAATAGTCGCAACGGTGGCGCGTTGTTGCGGCGCGCAATGGGCGACACGCTCGACGAGATCGGCGCGCGCCTGGGAGTTGGTCGCGAAAGAGCGCGCCAGATTACCGAGAAAGAGCGTGCGCGGTTGAGGGCTGCGGCGTGAAGGCGCGCGCTGTACTGGCCGCTGTTGCCAACGACAACCTCCACCCCCGCGACATCATAACCGTCGAGCAGTTAGCCGCATTGCGTGCCGCCGGCTGGATCGTGGTGCGCAGCGACGCGATTAGGTTGGCACAACTTCACGCCGCTGACGAGGTGCGGGAGAAATATGAGCGGGAGTGTGGGTGATGGGCAATGATGGCGAACTGCCTGAATGGGTAAAGCCCGGCGCGTCCTTTTCGTACGAGTACGGCGAAGGCAACCACAATACGGGTCGGCTATTTCATGTGCGCGGCATTGTTGATGGCCTAGCCGTAATCAGGGAATGGTCGAAAACCAAGCGGAGGTGGCGGTATACAACGGAAGACGGCTGCTATTTCGCAATGTTCTCCGCCCACATCGTAATCCGGAGGGCCGCATGACAGCCTTCATCCCCAGATACTACCAAAACGAAGCAGTTCAGGCCGTCTTCGACTATTGGCAAGAAGAGCCTGGACACCCGCTTGTCGACATGGCTACGGGCTGCCATGCGGCGGGCACAAAGATTCTTATGTATGATGGCACCACAAAGCCCGTCGAATTGGTTGCTGCCAATGACAACTTAATGGGGCCGGATAGCCGCCCTCGGCGCGTTATCCGCACCGTTTCGGGTCGCGAGATGATGTACCGAGTGACGCCGACCAAGGGCGAACCCTTCGTTGTGAACGAAGGCCATATTCTTTCACTGAAGACGACAAACGAAGGCAAGAAAGCATTGCGTTATCCAAACTCACACACGGGTGGAGGGCGCATCGAAAATGTGACCGTAAAGGATTACCTCGGTAAGGCGAAAAGTTGGAAGCATATCCGCAAGCTGTGGCGAACTGGCGTTGATTTCGATTTCCCGGCAAATGATAACCTTCCTGTCCCAGCGTATATCGTCGGCGCAATGCTCGGCGATGGGAGCCTCGTGCATGCTGCCGGCCTCACCAACATGGATCAAGAGGTTATCGGTGAGGTCTGCGGATACGCTGTCTCGTTAGGGGTGGGTACGCGCTTCTCGCAGAAGCCAGATAATAGAGCTTGGCAGATATCTTTCCCAGATGAGGAGTCGGACAGATCGCACCGCAACAGATTCGTCGCGAAACTCGAAGAAGCTGGTCTCTGGGGCATGATCTGCCATGAAAAGGCGATACCGCAACCCTACAAGACCGGGAGCCGAACCACGCGACTAGAGGTGCTAGCCGGGCTGCTGGACACCGATGGCCACCTATCAGGTGGCGCCCACTTCGACTTCATTTCAAAGTCCAGGCAGCTTTCCACGGATGTGGTATTTGTCGCAAGAAGCCTTGGCCTCGCCGCCTACATAAAAGAATGCGAAAAATACTGTCAGACTGGTGGCGGAGGCACATACTGGCGAGTGTCAATATCGGGCGATATCGACATGATCCCCAACAGAGTCGAGCGTCAAAAGGCTAAACCTCGGCAGCAGATCAAGAATCCTCTTGTGACTGGCTTTAAGGTCGATCCTGTTGGCGTCGGCGATTATTACGGCTTCGCGCTGGATGGTGACCACCTGTATCTGACCGATGACTTTACCGTACACCACAACACCGGCAAGTCGGGAACGCTGGCCGTGCTCATCAAGCGGTTGCTTGAGGGCTGGTCAGATCTTAGAATTTTCGTAGTGACGCATGTCGAAGAGCTCGTTGAAGGCAACTTCAAAGAGTTCATCAACATGTGCCCGTTTGCTGATGTCGGAATCTTTGCGGCAAGCATCGGTCGTCGCGATTCCAGAAGCCAAGTCATTTTCGGCCAACTGCAGACGGTTTGGGATAAGGCCGCCCTGATCGGCCACATAGATATTTTGATGATCGACGAGGTGCATCTAGTGCCGTCCGACGGCAACACGATGTACCGCAAGCTCATCGCCGCACTTCTGGGCATCAACCCAGACATGAAGATTGTCGGCTTCACGGCCACCCCGTATCGCCTCGATAGCGGCCGGCTTGACGAAGGCGACGATCGCCTCTTTGATCGTGTCGTTTATACCTATGGGCTGGCTCAGGGCATAGAAGATGGCTACCTGACTCGCCTCACCAGCAAGCCGTGCGACCTCAAGTACGACATGACTGGCGTGCACCGGCTAGGTGGCGATTTCAAGAAATCGGATCTAGCCAAGGCCACAGACAAGGAAGAGCTTACGCGGGCCGCTATTGCCGAGGTGATGGGTTACGTTCGCGAAGAGAACCGCAAGACGGCCATCTTCTTCTGCAACGGCATCGAGCACGCCACCCACGTTCGCGATGAAGTCCGCGCGCACGGCAAAACATGCGCCGTATTGAGCGGCAAGACGCCGAAGGGCGAGCGTCGAAAGATTATCGAGGATCTAAAAAGCGGTCGCTTGTGGGGCTGCACGTCAGATAACGTACTTTCGACTGGCACCAATATTCCGTGCGTCGATCTGATCGTTGATATGGCGCCGACGGAATCCACGAATCGCTATGTGCAGCGCGCCGGTAGGGGCACCCGCGTCGTTTGGCCGCCAGGATTTAAGCCCGACAACGCGACGGCTGAAGAACGCAAGGCAGCAATTGCACGCGGGCCGAAGCCGAACTGCAGGTACATCAATCTAGCCGGCAACATCGAGAGACACGGGCCCGTTGATTGCGTCACACCTAAAGCGCCAGGCAAGGGAACTGGTGAGCCTCCCCTGAAATTGTGCTTGCAGTGCGAGGAGATATGCGCCGCTGGTGCGCGCGTCTGCCCGAATTGCGGCGTTGAATTTATCTTTGAGGAAAAGCCGAAGTTCACGGCGCGACCGACCGACGTTGCTATTCTGGCTACCGTCGATCCTGAGCCGCGCACCGTTTCCAGCCGTACGTTTCGCGTTCATCCAGGCAAGGCGGATAAGCCCGACAGCGTGAAGGTGACGTACATGGTCGGCATGACGTCGATAAACGAATGGGTCTGCCCTCAACATACTGGCTTCGCCAAAACCAAGGCCGATCGCTACTGGCTTGCGCATGGTGGACAGCGGCCCTTTCCAAAAACGCCGCTCGAATGGCTTGAGCGTCAGGACGAGCTAGCCGAGACGGTAGAGGTGATGGTGAAACCCCGCGACAAATACTGGGACGTGGTTTCGCATGTGGTGGGCACCCACGCACCAGCCAACGACAACACACCTACACCCGCGAATGATAACCTTGCGGATTGGGAGCTTGACGATTCCATACCATTCTAGGCTTGACAAATTTGTAAAGTTACACCAACGTGACGATACCAATGCACCACCACATAGAGGAGACAATTATGGACAGAAGACCGACATTTACGGAATGCGTATTGCTGGCCGAGCACTATCTAGCTATCGGCCAGAGCGAAATATACATAGACGACAATAGCGATGACGTGCCGTGGCATCTAGCCGCAAGCGTCAAGGAAGGCGGGTCGTACCGTCTCAATGGACCGGCTTCGGCGCGCGTTACCGCTGCGCACGAAAGCGGCCTGACGTTCACGTGGCATTTTGACTTTGAGGGTCGCGACGCAAACGGCTCGGGCGTCAACCAGTTCAGCGCAGAAGCCATGCTTGGTGCAGCGCGCAAGTTGCCGGACGCAGCGCGCGAACAGTTCGCACAAATGCTGCATGACAAAGTTTTGCCGGCCGTTCGCAAGAACACAGACAACCTGCGTGACGCGCTACGCAAGCAGGAAGGCAGCCTTGGTGTGCTGCAAGCCATCATGGTTTCGGTTGGCAAGCAGGTGGCCGCATGAAGCCCGCGCGCGAAGCAGCAATTGGCGATAACGGCGGCCCGCCACTCGACGAGCCATCCGAATTCGACCTCATCAAGACCGAGATCGAAGATCTTTTCGCGGAAGCGCGCCACTGGGCCGACGGCGAACCGATCGCCGACCAAGCCACCCACGACGCCATCGAGAAGCTGCGCGACGGAATCCATGAAGCCGGCAAGCGTGCCGATGCTTTGCGCGTCGAGGAAAAACGCCCGCTAGATGAACAGGTGAAGGCGATACAAGATCGCTACAACCCATTCATCCAGCCTAAAAAAGGCAAGGTCGATCTGGCCAAGTCCACGCTAGATACTCTCCTCACGCCATGGCGCACGCGCATAGCCCAAGAGAAGGCCGCAGATGCCGCCAGGATAGCCGAGGAGGCTGCCGCCGCTACCCGTGCCGCGACTGAGGCAATACGCGCGTCCAGCGGCAATCTGGCGGCGCGCGAGTCTGCCGAAGAGTTGCTGGCCGATGCGAAGAAGCTGGAGAAGACCGCCACCCGCACCTTCAAGGCGGCAACGACCGGCACCGGACTCAGGACAACATACCGCGCCGATCTCGTCGACATCAACTTGGCGCTGGACCACTACTGGAAAACTCACCAGTCATCTTTCGAAGACTTGGTGCGCGAGCTTGCCGCAAGCGACGTGCGGGCCGGTAAGCGGACGATTCCGGGGTTTAATGTGGTTGAAGAGAAGAGGGCGGCGTGATGGCGAAGCACCACTACACCTACGCAATCGACGGAATCGACGACACCTTCGACTTCACGTCCGTCTTCCTGCCTTCCGCAACCGGCTGGCTTGCAGAAGAGGCTGGTAAGGACTTCTTCGACAATCACGACGGATGGGAATGGAAGTGGCCGGCAAAAGTCACCGTCTATAACGGTGACGTGGCGCTAGGCACGTTCAGCGTCGAGTTGGAGCATGTGGCTTCTTTCTCGGCTTATGAGGTTGCGGCATGACCTTCAACCTCATCCAAATCATGAAACTCGTCTCTCCGACAGACGAGCCGCGCCCATACCGCCTCGTCGAGACATACGTCACCAGCGAGGGCATGCGCACGCGCGTCTGCTCTGGTGCGTTCGCGACGCTTGGCGAGGCGGAATTTCAGCGCGAGACGCTGGAGAAGATTGTTAATGCTGGAGGGCAGAAGTGATGGCCGGAGCGTGGGGAGATGACATGATTGACCTTGACCGCGACGACTTCGACACCACAACGCGCCGCCCGATTGCTGCCGAGCAACAAGGCGGCGGGTGGTTGCCGATTGAAAGTGCGCCGAAGGATGGAACTCGTTTCTTGGCGTGCGGCCCCGACGTGCCGGTTGATTTCTTCCATTGGCAGGACTTCGGTCCAGAGCACGAAGGGTGCCCCGTGGGATGGCGCGACAGCTTCATTATCGTCTATCGAGAAGAGGCAAACCAAGTCACCCACTGGCAGCCGCTTCCCGCACCACCTAGCCCCACTGCCGCGCCCTAGCGCGCAGTCTGGCCGTCCTAGGACAACGGACGGCAACTTTCCCGTACCTAAAAACACGCAATAGTTACACCACGCCCGCGCGCCACCAACGCGCGGTCTGTAGGGAACACCACAAGAGGAGACACAAAGAATGGAGCCAACAGCTATTGTTGGCGGCGCACGGCTGTTTCACGCCGACTGCCGCGATGTACTTAGAAGCCTTCCCGACAATTCCATAGATAGCGTGGTCACAGACCCGCCGTATGCTCTAGTTTCGATTGTCAAGCGGTTCGGCGGAGCAAATTCCAAGCCAGCCAAGGGCAACGAGGCTTATCAGCGCGTGTCGGCTGGTTTCATGGGCAAGCAGTGGGACACAGGCGAAGTCGCGTTCAGTGACGAATTCTGGGCCGAAGTGTTGCGCGTTCTCAAGCCTGGCGGGCATGTCGTCGCGTTCTCCGGAACGCGCACCTATCACCGCATGGCTGTTGCTATCGAGGATGCGGGCTTTGAGATCAGGGACCAGTTGGGCTGGCTTTATGGCTCAGGATTCCCCAAGTCGCACAATCAGCATGGCGACTGGGAAGGGTGGGGCAGTGCGCTGAAGCCGGCGTGGGAACCTATCGCGTTGGCGCGCAAGCCGCTTGAAGGCACGATTGCGTCCAACCTAGCCAAGTGGGGCGTTGGCGCGATCAATGTGGATGGGTGTCGGGTCAATTCTGGCGCGGTCGAAAAACACGTCAGAACGGACAACGTGACGGACGCAAGCTCGATGTCTGGCGTATCGACAGGGTCCACAGGTAGCGGTGAATTCCTCGCTGGCCGCTGGCCCGCCAACATCATCCACGACGGCAGCGACGAGGTGCTGGCGGCGTTTCCTGATACGGGGCCAAGTAAGGCGGCTAACCGTGGCGTTACTGGCCGTCATGATCCGGGGCAGGGCGCAGAACACAACCGCATGAAGGGCTATTCGGCCTCAGTGCGCGGCCACGACGACAATGGCGGCTCCGCCGCCCGCTTTTTCTACTGCGCCAAAGCCAGCCGTGCCGATCGGGACGAGGGGTTGGAGGGGTTTGAGAAGAAACGAACGGGCGGCATGTCAGCGACTGCTGACGGCAGCATGCTAACCGGTAGCGGCAACGAGCGCACCACGTCGCGAGCCAACACCCACCCCACGGTCAAGCCCACCAGCCTCATGCAATGGCTCTGCAGACTCGTCACGCCACCCGGCGGGACCATCTTGGATCCATTCATGGGCTCTGGCAGCACTGGTAAAGCTGCGCTCCTTGAAGGCTTCCAGTTCATCGGTTGCGAGCGCGAAGACGAATACATGCCGATTGCGGAGGCGCGCATCCAATGGGCGGTTGATGAGGTACAGCGGCCCGTTGCTGCGCGAGCGCAACCCGCCGCCAAGACTACCGCCGCCAAGAAGTCACCAGTCAGTGACAACGACAACCAACCAGCCGACCTTTTCTCGCTATCCACACCCACCACCCTCGCAGGTGCCGCATGACCAAACTACCAACCGGGCGCCCGATAGTGCCGTTTACGCCCACGGTGGACGCCATCGGAGACCCAACCACCTGTTTCTGCTGTGGGATGCGTGCCGTAGCGCTTGGCATCAACCACCAGAAAGCCGACCCCCACTACATCTGCCGGAGGTGCATCGTGGCGATCGACGACTACAAGAAGATTCGCAACCTGGACGCATATGAACTTGCCGCTCTCGATGGCGGTGTCGATGCTGTCGGCGAATGGATCGCTGAGCGCGGGATCGGCACTGAGTTGTCAGTCTATGACGAGCTTGACCAGCGGATGTTGGTCAAGGCGGCTTGGGAGGGGTGCGCGCGGAGGCTTCGCGAAGTGTTGAAGGAGGCGCCGTTTTGATGCGTGGCACATGGGAAAAGCAAACAGGTAAATATCAGCTCGGCGAGAACTACCGCATAGGAAAGATAATCGTCGGATCCGCGTTCTATCGCAGCGGTTCGCGGGATGATCCGGCGAAATATGCTGTGGAGATAAACCTGCCGGGGATTAAGAACCCTACGGACATCTACACCAACATCGATGACGCAAAGAACCGCCTGGAGCGTGCAGTTGCGGTTTGGTTCAAGTGGTTGGAGGAGAGGCCATGATTGCCGCTAATGATAACGGATTGCGCTTCCTCAGTGTGTGCAGCGGCATCGAGGCTGCATCGGTAGCTTGGCGCTCCCTCAACTGGCAGGCCGTGGCATTCTCTGAAATCGAGAAGTTTCCGTCGGCCGTGCTCAAGCATCATTATCCCGACGTGCCGAACCTTGGCGACTTCACCAAGATCGATGTCACCACCTTGGGACGTGTCGATATCATAGCCGGTGGCACACCGTGCCAGGCATTCAGCGTGGCTGGCCTTCGTCAGTCACTTGCCGACGCGCGCGGCAATCTTTCACTCGAATACGTGAGGTTGGCCCATGAGCTCGCAGCTCACAATGGACTTCGCAATGCCGTCTGGGAAAACGTCGTCGGCGTTCTCAGCACCAAAGACAACGCCTTCGGATGCTTCCTTGCCGGACTTGTGGGCGCAGATTCCGCCATCGAGCCACCGGCAAGAGGAAAGTGGGGAAGTTCGGGTATGGTCTCTGGACCGAAAGGACGCGCCGCTTGGCGTATCCAAGACGCTCAATACCATGGACTGGCCCAACGACGCCGTCGTGTGCTCGTTGTCGCAGATTTTGGAAACGGGGCCGATCCCGCAGAGGTTCTTTTTGAGCGCCAAGGCGTGCAGCGGCATTCTGCGCCGAGCCGAGAAGCGGGGCAAAGTATTACCCATCCAGTTGCACCAAGCCTTGTTAGCAGCGGCAGAGGCATAGAACGGACGGGCGATACTAGAGGGCAAGATCCGGTCGTGGCGGTGTTCGCGCCTGAAATCGCGCGTTGCGACGCAACGCGCGAGGGCTCTTCACAGGACTATGAGACCACAACGATGGTTGCCGTCGGCGTCCATGGCGACGTTGCCCACACGCTGAAGGCTGAAGGCGCCGACGCCAGCGAGGACGGGACGGGCAGGGGGACTCCTATTGTTGCCCAAACCGTTGCCCTCCGCGGCCGAGAAGGTGGCGCAACAGCGGAACTCGGTGGAGAAGTGGCAACCGCTCTGCGCGCAAGCTCAGGCGGTGGCGACAAGCCGCATGTGTTGGCGGAAGTGCGCCCGATCAACACGCAAGTCGGGTTGCGGCACCAAGCCCTAGGCGAGCGAACTGGTCTTGGCATTGGTGATGATGGCGACCCATCATTCACCCTGTCAAAATCGCACAGCCACGCGGTTCAGGTGTCATCCGCAGTCCGCCGCCTAACACCAAAGGAATGCGAGCGCCTGCAGGGTTTCCCTGACGACTACACCGCCATCCCATGGCGCAGCAAGCCAGCCGACCAGTGCCCCGATGGCCCACGCTACAAGGCTCTTGGCAACAGTTGGGCCGTGCCGAAGTTCGCGTGGCTGGGCCGCCGCATAGCCGCGCTTATGCCGGCAAACCAGAACGACGTCGCACACAAGGAAGCAGCATGACCTACACTATCAAAGCCATACCGACCACCTACAATCATGTGCGGTTCAGATCGCGACTTGAGGCGCGATGGGCTGCATTTTTCGATTTGGCTGGTTGGCAATGGGACTATGAGCCATTCGACTTGGACGGATGGGCGCCGGATTTCATGCTGAAAGGCAAGATAAGAGCTCTGGTTGAGGTGAAACCAATCAATTTCGCTGACACCGAAGGTGGGGCGATGACGCAGGCCAAGGCGCAGGCTGCAAAGGCTTTCGCTACAGCAGCCAGAGTGTCACCATCGTTCAAGGATATTACAGAAGAGGAGATCATAAGTTCGCGCAGGCTGCCTCCACAGTACGAGATCATGGTTATCGGCAACGGCCCGTTTGTGAATGATAGCTGGAACAAGTGGGGTATTGGAGTTATGGCCATTGAGGAGGGGTGCCGCGGCGAGGATTACGCCGATCTATTCTGGGGAGATACCCAGTATCTGGATTATGCCGCAAGGTACGGAAACTACAGGTATCGGGTAGGTGGGCAATATGACGGTGACCACCACCTAAATCAAATCCGCGACGATACGCCGGAGCGCCTTTGGCGAGAAGCAGGCAACATCGTCCAGTGGAATCCAGACAACACCAATTACCGTCGAAGGAAAGCAGCATGACACTGAACATCAGCAAGCCGAAGGTCGACTCTCCTTATGCTCGCGTCGGGGCAGACCTTGTCGACATGGGATACAGCGCCATTCCCATCATGCCAGGCTCAAAGCGGCCAGGCTCTATTTCGTTCGGCAAGTGGTATGGCGATATGGAATGGCAGCGATACTGCGACAGGCTGCCGACCGAAATTGAAACGAGCATTTGGTCGCGGTGGCCTGATGCTGGCGTTTGCGTCGCGATCGACCACACCCTTAAGGTTATCGACATCGACACAGATGACCTGGAACTCCGCGAAGCGATCGAGGCTGTTCTGCCCGAAACAATGGTGAAGAAGAAGGGCCGCAAGGGCTATAGCGCATTCTTCCGCGGATCCGAAAACATCGTCAACCGCCCGTACAATCTAATCCTCGCCGGCGGCTTCGAAACGCGCGTCATCGATCTACTTTGCCACGGCAGGCAGACCGTCCTCCCACCGACCATCCACCCAGACAGCGGCGAGCCATACGGGTGGATAACAGAAGACACGTTGATGGATACCCCCATCGAAAAGCTGCCGCTGCTCCCCGATGATATTGCGGAAAGGCTCGTCGAGGCGCTAAAGCCGTTTGGCACCGTGCAGGAACACAAGACACGATCGTCCAGCGGCGAGGACGTATTCGGCGAATCCATCTGGCGTGAGGTGAATAGTTTCGCGCTTGCTAATCTCGATTCGTGGGTGCCGCAACTGTTCGGCACTGACGCCAAGCGCAGCCGTGACGGCACGTATCGCGCAAGGGCGTTCTGGCGGGGCGTCGATAACCAGAACGTTGGCATTCATCCGGACGGCATCACCGATTGGGGCGCCGGCCGCAGTTACACGCCGATTGACTTGGTTATGGCGGCGCACGGAACAGGCTACTTCGAGCCGGCGTATGAGTGGCTTGTGAAGCAGACTGGATATGCGCCTGCGGAAGACGAGTGGATGGCTCGCGCCGCGGAGAACGCGAAGCGCATCCTGCGTAGCTCAAAGTTGAAGCGAGAAGAGGCGGAGCGCAAGATTGCCGCCGCCGCAGAGGCGCCGGTTGCTGTAGCAGAACTGCCACCAGTTCGCGCGCCTCGCGCAAGGTTGGATCCTTTCACACCGCAGGCAGCGGGCGGTCTAATTGGCGCCATCGCGCAATGGTCGCTAGACACGGCCCGCCGACCCGTACAGGAGTTTGCCGTGCTGTCTGCTCTCTCGTTCGTCGCTACAATCTTCGGTCGCCAGGCTGTCGGCCCGACTGGCGCGGGTCTCAACCTCTACCTTGTTGGTATTGCGGGGCCGGGGTTTGGTAAGGAGCACGCCTTCAAGACGCTGCAGACAATCGCACTGGATTCAGGCCAGCAGAACCTTATTGGACCCGGCGAAGTAACCGCCGGCAGCGCAATCGAGAAGGTGGCCCGCCGACGCCCGGTTTTTGTCATGCCCTGGGATGAAATGGGCGTTGTCCTGCAATCCGTAACCGGCGCAGGCTCGTCTTCGTGGGCAAAGACAATCCGCAAGGTACTGCTTGAGATATTCTCGAAATCGACAAGCGTATGGTCAGGCAAGGAGCATGCTGACCCGTCAACGGACAGCAGTGCGGATCCCATCTATTGCCCTACCGTTTCACTGCTCGGCATGTCCACGCCGATAACCTTCTACAAGGGCCTGACAGAGGAGACGCTATCAGATGGTTTCGTTGCCCGTCTTATCGTGGTTGAGGCGAAGGACAGGCCGGATAGGCACGCCGCCCCGCCGCTGATGGTGACGCCTGCGTCTCTGTCAACGGCGGTGAAGGAAGCGCAGAAGGCATTGCCGGTTGCTCCTGTTGCCAAGGTTAACTGGAGCAATTCCAAGATGCGGCCGCACCTTTACACAGTACCGTGGGAAGACGAGGCCGCAGAAAAACGTTGGCTGGCGATCGAGGATTGGCAATACGAGCAGATCGAGGAGCATGGCGCCCACGATGGCCTAATAGGCCGAACTGCGGAGCACGTCGTCAAGTTGGCCACGGTACGTGCGCTGAGCCGCCAGCCGGAGTTGCCATCGGTTAGCCTGGAAGACATCGAGTGGGCGTATGCTGTTGTGCAGCGATCCATTGATTGCCTGGAGAGCGGCGCCAAGGAACATATGGCCGGAAGCCAGTTCGAGGAGTTGTGCAAGGCCATCCTGCGCGAGCTAAAAAGGGCGGGCGGCGAGATCGCGCAATCTGTTCTCGTGCGCAAGAAAGGTGTGTCTAAGGCAGACGACAGAATGGTCAAAGCTGCGCTCGATCGCCTTGTGGTCGCAGGCGAAATCTATCAGCCCGAGGCCATCGCCAGAGGCGTGAAAATACGTCTGAAGAGTCATGAAGGAGAGGCCGCGTAAGCGGCCTTTTCATTGTTGCAAAAAACGCCTGTTGCAAAATCTAAAAACGCAGAACTTCCTATTTTGTACATCTGTTGCAAAATCAAAAACAGTCTAAGCGTATGAATATATAAGGGTAATCGTCTGTTGTTGTAAATGTAAGACTCTATCTCTCCTATCATAATGGGATATCTTTGGGGATGACTAATGGGTCTTGCAATAACAACAACAGGAATTTTCACCCACCACCGCCACCACACAGGAGACACCATGGCCAGCACTACGCAAACAACGAAGCTCAATGGCAAGCGCGTTCGCATCGTAACGACGACGTCAGCCAAAGGTACGTCGGTGACCGTAAAGGCCGCGCCTGTTCTCGAAATCGATCTGCAGATCGAAGCAGTGAAGCAGCTTAAGCGGATGGCCGAGTACGTCGCCGAAGCCAAGGACGTCCGCCCCGGCACGTTCACCCTGGCCGCAGACCAGAACGGCTCCGGCTTTCGTGGCCGCAATGCAGCGGTGAAGCTAAAAGCGGCAGGCATGGCAGCCGGCGAGCCAGACGTTCGCCTGTACTTCGCTGGTGGCATCCTTCGCTGCATCGAGATGAAGGGCGCAGAAGGCAGCCTTACGGCCAGCCAGGAGAAACGCTTTCCGGTATTGCGCGCCCTTGGCTTCGTGATTGAGGTTGTCGAGGCGTCGACGCCAGAAGAGGCGGCCGGCAAGTGTGTTGAGGTTGTGCGGGGTTGGTTGGCTGCCGCCGTTCCTGCCAACGATAACAATCTGCTCCAAATGAAAAATAGGGCTTGACGTCCTAGGGCGAAATGTCCTATGTGTAAGTCACAAACCAAGGAGCAAGGCAATGACCAACGAAAAAGCACTTAACGCATTCATGGCCAAGAAGGCCGAAATCGATGCGATGCTGGCACGCCTTGCCGCACTTAGCGAAGACCATTTCGGCGCCGCCCCTGACAGCATCCATTGGGGCCACGTTGGCGACCTCGCCCACTACGCCGAGCAGCTTAAGAACATCACCGACTCGGCCTTCCGCGAAGGCGAGTACGCAGCATGAACCAGTACGAATACCGCGCCGCGCTTGAGGCAACAGGCTTAAACCAGTCAAGCGCGGCCCGCCTGTTCGGCGTGGATCCCCGCACTAGCCGTCGGTGGGCATCTGGCGAACTTGAGGTGCCGCGTACGGTGGCGCTTTGCCTTCGCATGATGGCGTCGTACAGCGTGCCGGTCATTGAGGCACAGGTGCTGGCGGATGGCGTAGGCGAGTCCGGAGAAATCACAGACGAACAACGCGACGCGCTCCTTGATCGGATCGCGCAGGGACGGCGCAATATCGACAAGACGTTAATCGAACGATTTGGCGAGTCTGGGGTGGCTGGCAGCGGATTACCAACCAGCAACCTTCCAGACGACGAATAACAACCACACCGCCACGACGTTGCCCGTCAGCGCGAAAGTACGGTGAGGGTGGCTCGTGATTGGGGTTTGGCAAATATTAGCCGCTGGTGGGCTTGTGTGTGGATTTGACAAATTTGTAGAGTGGGGCAGAAATGGACGCTTGACAAATTTGTAGAGTTTGTTAGATTCAAAATCACCAAACGGACACCACACTGAGGAGACGCCGGAATGAACGCAGTATTTGACGGCATTGAATATCGCATCAATCGCCAACCATCCATTTACACAAACCGCAATGGGCGCGAAGACTGCCGCATCATGCGCGAAAGCTCCATCGCAAACGGCGGCGGCAAGTACGGCGACAAGCTCTACCGCACCATCGCGGTCTTTGCTGCAGAAGATGGTTCGGTTATTCGTGATTACGAGCGCCTCCCGAAAGAAGTCACAATGGCAGCGTTGTCCCAGTGGGGAATGCTCTCCGCCTAACCGACCACGCCCGCTACGAAAGTTGCGGGCTTTTTCTTTTACGCGCTTGACAAATTTGTAGAATGCAGTAAAACCATAATTACCGAAACGCACCAAACTGAGGAGATGCAGTGATGATTAAGGCAACTTTCAAGACCGAAGAAGAAGCTAACAACGTCATGGTGCAGACAGGCCGCTGTTGGACCCTTAAGGGCGGCGAAGGCGAATTCTGGGCAAAGATGCACGTAGGCTACGGCTGGAAGGTTGTTGAAGAATCCGACATCGCTAAGCTCAGGTAATTTACTTAAATCACCGGCACAAAATAGAAATCCTCTAAGACCCCACACCCCACCAAGGCCGCCACCGTGCGGCCTTTTCCCGTTCCGCCCTTGACAAATTTGTAACTTTACAGCAATATCTACGATACCACCACGGCGCTACGCGCCACACCACCACAGTCGAGGGGACGAAATGGAAGCCGACGACGATCTGCCGAAACGAATAGCAGAATATTCGCACAGAGAGCCGAATGCTGTAATTGCAGGCGTCAGGAGCGTTTTTGCATGGGCCGAAAAGTCGCGCCGTAGAGACAAGCTAGACGTCGCAAGGTTCGAGATTGAACGCATCATTGTCACCTTAGAAGAGCGTGTGCTTGATCGGTTCAGGGATTTCGCCGGCGGTCCAGATTACATTCACAAAGACAATGCCTGGATATCAGCCTGTCGTCAGAGGGAATTTGTCAGGGAGGCATGCGCCCGCCTAGCTGAACTTCCGGGTGGAATACCAACGATGCTATCTGAAGAGATACGCGCCATCGACATAGGACCGGACGTCAAGGTCATTCCAGATTACAGCAAAAAGGTGCAGCAAGATGGTTTCTGAAGCCAACAACGATAACGTCGTTTTGGACGCAACCGGCAGAGTAGCGTACACAGGCGACCAGCCTCACCCATACCGCACAAATACACGCTTCCGCAAAGTAGACGGCAAGTGGGAGCCGATAGCGGAAACGCCAGACAGCCGAAAGCCACGACGCCAGTCGACGCCAGAAGAACGCGCCGCAGGCCGTGCCGCTGTAGCAACCAAGGCAAAAGAGGAGAGGCGCAGAATGGGCAAGCTGACCAAAACCATCAACAAGCGTCAGTCTATCGGTGATCCTGCATGCGTGCAAAGCCGTAGTGAAGACTTCCCGCTGCTTGAGGCGCTGCGCCGCGACGAAAACAAGGAGGCTATAGCCGCCGTTCTTCGCTACCGCAAGCTGGTCGCCCTATGTGAGGCTGAGCCGCTGAAGGGCCTTGACTACAGCAAGTCGGACGGAGGCGAAGTAGTTCGCGTCAGCAGCTTGCTGACGCCTGAAGCCGATATTGATGAAGCAGCAGCGAGCGGCTGGAAAGAAATACCCGACGGCGAAATCAAGCAGTCGTCGAAGATCAAGAAGAGCAAGGGCGCTCACGCAACACCGGCCAGAAGAACTGTTGTTGCCGACAACGACAACATTGCCGCCGGCAGCGTCGTCAAGACGGAAAGCCTGCACGTTAAACTGACCGACGAAGTTCTCAACGCGCATGTCGACGCCAAGCCTATACTTGCTGAACTGCGGTCAACACTAGGTCCGCTGGTCGAGCCATTCGAAGATGCCGTACTTGGCGGGAAGTCATACACAGAGATCGGCCGCCAACAGGGCGAGAAAACGCAGCCTGCCGTTGGTGGTCGCATTCTTGTTGGGATGGCGATCGGAAGCATATCCGTAAAATGGCAAGAGATAGACAAACGAGAGAAGCTTTTAGAATCGATCGCATTGTCTCGTTTTCGCAGCCGCGCTGCATGACCGTATGCCACGCGCATTCAAGTCACCAAGGGTTGAGAGAACTATTCAATTAGTTCTCGCCCCTTTGCGGTTACGACCGCCCCGCCGTCATGCTGCATTTAGTGCAGCCGCTGAACGCTGCGGGTAACTATTCGTGGTGTGTCGGCGGACTATAAGCGCACAGCCGATCAGCGCAAAGGTCCATGGTATGGCGCTGACACCGTTATCCGCCCGAAGGCTAGTAGGGAGTAGGGTGAAAGGATCCAAGCATGATTGCTGCGGCGTTCATGCGCACCACGATATCTATCCGCGGAACTGGCGTTGTAAACCAGTTGCAGTCGGGTGCGGATAACAACGGCAGCATGCTTTGTCATGACGGTTGCCGCACCCACTTATTCCCCATCCCCTGGCGCTAATTCTCCTCCTCTGGCGACGGGTGATCATGCGGCGAGTTGAGTTGGTTATGCCGGCTCCTCGCCGCTTTCGTTTTCACGTATCGGCGCAAATTCTCGACCTCTTTGCGCTGGTCTAAACGGGTGGGCTTCGGCTCACCCGTTTTTCACATGAGGTCGACAAGGAGGTCGAGACCTTGAAGAAGCTTATTGCAGCAAATGATAACTATGGCGGTTTTTACACCTATGTGTGGCGCAACGCCTCGCGGGTGCCGTTTTACGTCGGCAAAGGCAAGGGGAATCGGGCTTACGATCTGTATGACAGATCTGGCGACTTCCTGGCCATTCATGCCGAAGGCGGTTGCACGGTCGAGATTGTCGATTGGTTCATCCACGAATCGCAAGCGCACGCTCACGAAGTCGAGTTAATCGAGTTTTACGGCAGGCGCGAGTTTGGCGGCCTGCTAGTCAATAAAACCGACGGCGGTGAAGGCGCTAGCGGGCACGTCAAGAGCCCCGAGACTATCGAGAAATGGCGCGCTAAGAATGTGGGCCGCACGCGTAGCGATGAAGTCCGCGCCAGAATGAGCGAGGCCAAGAAGGGCCACGTCGTCAGCGAAGAAGCACGCGCAAAACTCAGTGCCGTAAACAAGAAGCGCTTCGAGGATCCGGAAGAGCGCGAACGCCAGCGCCGGATATCCCTTAATATGAGCGCAGAATCTCGTGCAAAGCTGAGTGCGGCCGGTAAGTTGCGAATGAGTGATCCTCTGGTGAGAATCAGGTTGAGCGAGATCGCGACAGGTAAACAGCATACGCAGGAAACGCGAGCCAAGATTAGCGCCGCGAGGGCAGGCGTTCCCAAGAGTGAAGAGACAAGAGCCAGCATGCGGGCGGCACAGAGGATGAAGCCGCCGCGTGGATTGTATAAGGGCGTTAGTGTTGCCGGGAATAAGTGGCGTGCGATTATCTATGTGGATGGACGCACTCAATCCATAGGCACATTCACAACGCCAGAGGCGGCGGCCAGAGCTTACGACCAGGCTGCCATAGCCGCTTGGGGTTTGGGCAACTGCTATATCAACATGCCAATCGCAGCCAACGATAACGGCCAGCTATCTCTATTCGGAACATGACAGAAGACAGAAGAAGCGAAGAGGCGTCTCGATACAGACGCCTCTATAAGACGGCGCGCTGGGCAAGAATACGGCAAGCGCAGTTTGCCGTGCAGCCCCTGTGTCAATGGTGCATGGAAAACGAGATCATCGAGGAAGCAACCGAGGTGCACCATGCGACACCGCATCGAGGAAGCCTCGACCTCTTCTGGTTCGGCCCTTTCATTAGCACATGCAAACCTTGTCACTCATCTCGCGGACAGCGCGAAGACCTAGGGCAGAAGACTGTCCATTTCGGGGCCGATGGATGGCCGATCGACTGACCCCCCTACCGGCCTCCAATGTTCACAGCTTTCGCGCGTCGGGAACCGGCGGTGGGCAACAACACGTGATGCCGCAGGTTTTGAAATTATTTTTTGGGTGAGGTTCGCTAGGCCGCAACCATAGTGGAATTTGATCATGGGCGCTAGAGGGCCAAGGCCAGAAACGCCGGAAATGCAAGCCCTGAAGGGCAACCCCGGCAAGCGGAAGAAACGCGCACCATCGATAAAGCCATCGGGTGAGACGGTAATCCCCAACTATCTTGTTGGTGACGCGCTGTCCTGTTTCAAAATGATTATGGCAGCTATGCCACCGGGCACCTATGCCTCGACAGACACTGGCGGCGTAGCCGTCTATGCGGCCGCATGGGCCGACCACAAGAAGGCGACAGAGGCGCTGGCTACAGAGCCAGCAATCGTGGCCGGCTCAACCGGCAATTTGCAGCCGAATCCCTGGTTTAAAATCAAGAACGAAGCGGCGCGCATCATGATGTCTATGGGCGACAGGCTTGGGCTCGATCCAAAGTCGAGGGCGAACTTATGTCCACCGGAAGACAAGCCAAAATCGAAGTTCGCCGGCCTGATTGGGCAAAGGTAGGCGCCGGGGTAGACAAGATCGGCCTTGCGCGAGCCGAAGCTGTCATTCGCTTTATTGAGATGCTGAAGGTGCCGAGCGGTGAGGGTCAAGGAGATCCTATCCGTCTCCGAGATTGGCAGAAACAGTTCGTGCGAGACGTGTACGCGCCGAATACGGATGGCGTGCGCAGGGTGCGGCGAGCTATCTTGTCGGTTGGGCGTAAGAACGGCAAGACAGCTTTGATCGCTGCGCTGGTTCTGGCGCACCTTGTTGGTCCGGAGGCTGTCGCCAACGGCGAAATCTATTCTGCAGCGACAGATCGCGAGCAGGCTGGTCAAGTTTTCAAGTTTGCCAGGCAGATCGTTGAACTGGATCCAGAACTAGACGCCAAGTCCGGCGGCCTTATTACGGTCGTGCCATCGACGAAAACCCTGATGTGCAAGGGTAATGGCTCATTCTATCGCGCCCTGTCGGCGGAGGCCGGCACGAAGCACGGCCTGAACCCTTCGGTTTGGATTTACGACGAGTTGGCGCAGGCGCGCGATCGCGAACTATACGACGTCCTTAGAACGTCGCAGGGCGCGCGCAAGGAGCCGCTTGGCATCGTTATCTCGACGCAATCACCAGATCCAGAGCATCCGCTTTCAAAGCTTATCGACGACGGCCTGCTGGCTAATTCGCCAGATATTGCCGTGCACCTGTACGCCGTACCAGATGAAGTAGAAGACATTTACGACGAAGAAGTCTGGTACGGCGCCAACCCGGCGCTGGGCGACTTCAGATCGCTTGAAGACCTTCGTTCTCTGGCCTCTTCCGCGCAGCGCATGCCAGCCGAAGAGTCTGCCTTCCGCAATCTATATCTGAACCAGCGCGTTGACCAAACGTCGCCGCTTATCCCGCGGTCTGAATGGAAGGCGTGCCAGACGGGCGACACACTGCGCAAGGGCGAGAAAATCTATCTCGCGCTCGACTTGTCCGGCAAGGTGGACTTGACCGCGCTTGTGGGTGTGTCTGCTGACCCTGCGGACGATCGTGTTGGCGCGTGGCACTGGAAGCCGAAAGATTATCTCCACGACCACACTCGCCGCGACAACTTCGATTACGTCACTGCGGCGTCTGAGGTTGGTGGGTCGTGGCTAGAGACGCCACCAGGCAAGATCATCGACTACGAATACGTCGCCAGGCGGATAGCGGAAATAAAAAGCGAGTACGACATTGTCGGGCTGGCCTATGACCGGTGGCGCATGGATCTGCTTCTGGTGGAATTCAGGCGCATTGGCCTTGATGCTTACATCGAGGGGCAAGACGAACCGTTTGACGGTGCCTTGCGGCTGGTTAAGTGGGGGCAGGGCTACAACGAAATGTCGCCGGCCGTTGAGGCGCTAGAGACTTCTGTGATTACGCGGAAATTCAAGCACAACGGCAACCCGCTTCTGGGCTTCTGCTTTGCGAACGCGATTGTAACATTCGATCCTGCAGGCAACCGAAAGCTAGACAAGTCGGCAACCAGATTTCGCATTGATGGAGCCGTGGCGACGTGCATGTCGATCGGGATGAAGTCGCGCGATTTGGCCGTAGCTGAACCGGTCAAAACATCCTTCTGGTCCGTTCTGGATCCCACCCAGCAATATTAGAAACAAGGAATGCCGGATGGGTATCTGGAACAAGATGTTTGGTCGCGAGGCGGCCGAGCAAAAATCCGTGTCTTTCGATCCGGTTTGGGAGTCTTTCTTCGGGTATAGGCAGCCAAAATCTGGTGTTCTGGTCAACTGGCAGCGCGCTCTTGATGTCAGCACTGTATTTGCGTGCCTTCGGGTTATTGCAAACGGTGTTGCGCAGGTGCCGCTGCAGGTGATGAAAGAACTGCCGGACGGCAAAGGCGGCACGCCTGCGCTCGACCATCCGCTCTATAAGGTTCTGAATCTCAGGCCAAATAAGTGGATGACTGCGTTTGAACTTCGAGAGGCGATGATATTCCATGTCGGGCTTACCGGAAACTTCTTTGCCTACAAAAACATCGTCCGCGGTCAGGTTCGCGAGCTAATTCCGATTGATCCCGGTTGCGTTTCGATCATTCGGAACAACGATTACTCGCTTACATACACGATTACGTCGCTTGACGGCACCAGCCGGCAACTTCCGCAGTCGCTAGTCTGGCACGTCAAAGGACCATCGTGGGATACCTGGCGCGGCTTGGATGCCGTGCAGCAGGCTCGTGAGGCGATTGGACTTGCGATCGCTACCGAGAGCACGCAAGCAGAGATGCATGCCAATGGCATGCAGACTTCCGGCGTTTATTCTACAGATAACAAGATTTCTCCGGACGAATATAAGCAGATTCAGGCGTGGATTGCCGCGCAGACGGGCGGAGCTAACCGTCACAAGCCGTTCGTAATCGATTCAGGCTTCAAATGGACGCCGCAGTCAATGACTGGCGTCGACGCGCAACATCTCGAGACGCGTAAGTATCAAGTAGAACAGATTTGCCAAGCATTCGGCGTCTTCCCGCAAATGATCGGGCACGCCGGCCAGGCAATGACGTTTGCGAGCGCTGAACAGGTGTTTCTGGCCCACGTTGTCCACACTCTCGGCCCTTGGTGGCGCCGTATCGAGGAATCGATCGACGTCAATCTATTGGACGGCAAAGAGGACGAAGGTTTCTGCGCCAAATTCAATGCCAACGCCCTACTAAAAGGGGCGGCGAAGGATCGCAGCGAATTCTATTCTAAGGCACTAGGTTCTGGCGGCTCACCCGCGTGGATGACTCCTAACGAGATCCGCGCTCTAGAAGACCTAAATCCTATTGCTGGCGGAGACGAACTGCCCAAACCGACAAATGTTGGCGGCGCGGCCGCGCCCAATAAGCCGCAGGACGGCCAACAGGATCCAAAAACATGACGAAAAAGACTGATGGGGGCGCGATAGAGCGCCTCGGTTTTGCGCTTGGCGAGGTAAAGCTAGGCGCGGTCGATGTTTCCGACGACGATATGACATTTTCTGGCTACGGCGCTGTATTTGGCAATGCCGACTCGTATGATGATGTTATTTTGAAGGGCGCGTTCAAAGAGACGCTAGCAAACGCCAAAAAAACCGGCATTTGGCCGGCAATGTTGTCTCAGCATGGCAGTTTTGGCACGGAAATGACGCCAATCGGCGTTTGGACTGACATGAAAGAGGACGATGTTGGCCTCTACGTTGAAGGCAAACTGGCGCCGACAGATCGCGGAAAAGAGGCGTATCAACTCCTCAAAATGACGCCACGACCGGCGATTGGTGGCCTTTCTATCGGTTTTCGGGCCCTTGATTGGTCGATGCGGTCGGCTCCTGATGAGCCGCGGCGCACGCTAAAGGCCGTCGACCTTATCGAAGTATCGCTCGTGACGTTTCCGGCCAACCCGAAATCCCGCGTCACCAGCGTGAAATCAGAATTTAACCCGCGAGAAATCGAGGACAGCCTGCGTGAAGCCGGCCTGTCGCGGGCAGACAGCGTGAAGGCTGTTGCAGTTCTCAAAAGCATGCTGCTTCGCGATGAAGCAGAGCCGAATGCTGATCTTCGTGATGAAGAGGAAGCGGCAATCAAGAGCGAGGCTGAGCTAACCAAGCTGGCCGAGCGCATCAAGGCGCTGACTGCCTAGCCGGCATCACGCTCTTAAACCACCACCACATCACAGGAGACTAAAAATGGCTGATTCCGCCATCGAACAGGTCATGACCGCGTTCGAAGAATTCAAGTCCACCAACGACGCCCGCCTCAAGGAAATTGAGAAGAAGGGTGCCGCTGATCCGATCGTAGCCGAAAAGCTCGGACGCATCGAAACCGACCTTGCCAAGCTTGAAGACATCAACCAGAAGCTGACCGCTGCTGCGCTTGAAGCCAAGAAGGAAAAGGATCACGTCGACGAGCTCGAAGAGAAGCTAAACCGCCTCTCTGTCGCCGGTTCGGCCGACCCCGAACAGCGAAAGATCGACCTGAAGACCAAGGTTAATCTCTGGGCTCGCGCAGTCGTCAACGCCCACACCATCGGCGTTCCGAACCTGCCCGCCGACCAGCAGAAGGCTTTGGCTGACGTCGTTGCCGAATACAAGGCGCTGTCTCTCGGCAATGACACGACCGGCGGATACCTTGCGCCGTCCGAATATGTACGCGAAATCATCAAGACCGTGACGGAAATCTCTCCGGCTCGCGCTCTTGCTCGCGTTCGCCAGACTGCATCGAAGTCCATTCAGCTTCCGAAGCGCACCGGCCAGTTTGCGGCTCAGTGGGTTGCTGAACAGGGCACCAAGTCTGAAACCGACGGCCTGCGCTACGGCATGTGGGAAGTCCCCACCCACGAACTCTTCGCGCTGATCGATATTTCGAACCAGAACCTTGAAGACTCCGCCTTCAATCTGGAATCCGAGATCTCCTTCGAAGCAACCGAGCAGTTCGCAGTCGCCGAAGGCGCCGCTTTCGTCAACGGCAACGCAGTTGGCAAGCCGGAAGGCTTCCTCGTGGCGGCTGGCATCACCAGCACCAATTCAGGCTCCGCCACCACGATCGCCGACGTCGACGGCCAGGCAGACGGCCTGCTCAAGATGAAGTACAGCCTGAAGACTGCGTACACGCGCAACGCTTCGTGGGCTCTGAACCGCACCACGCTCGGCTCTGTTCGCCGCTTGAAGGACGCTCAGAAAAATTACATCTGGATGCCAGGCATTGCCCTCGGCCGCCCGAACACGATCGACGGCGACCCCTACGTCGAAGTTCCTGACATGCCGAACGAAGGCGCTGGCGCTACTCCGATCGCATACGGCGATTTCGCCAAGGCATACACGCTCGTCGACCGTATCGCCATGGAAATGCTCCGCGATCCTTACACGCAGGCAACCAGCGGCAACGTTCGCTTCATCTTCCGTCGCCGCCTCGGCGGCCAGGTTGTCCTGCCGGAAGCCCTGAAGAAGCTGACCTGCTCGGTCTAAGCCAACGGCGGCGCCTCGAAAGGGGCGCCATTTCCAACTTGAAAAGGAGATAGCCTGATGGCTTCCAGAGACCTTTATGACAATATCGGCGTCGTAACGTCGATTGCTCCCGCCGTTCTTACCGCCACCACGCAGGGTACGGGCGTCGACATTGCTGGCTTTGAGTCCGCGACCGTCGTTATCAATACCGGCGCCATCGCTGGTGCGGGCGTTTTTAACGTAACCCTCGAAGAATCCGATGTTTCGGGTTCCGGTTACACTGCCGTTTCGGCATCGAAGATCCTCGGCACCCTTCCGACCCCGCTTACTGCGTCGACGGTGTACAAACTCGGATACCTCGGCAGCAAGCAGTTTATTCGCCCTGTCCTGACGCTGGCATCTGGCACATCGATTGCGGCAGGCGCCGTTGTCGTCAAGTCGCACGCGCGCAACAATCCCGTCGCTTAATGATGCATCGTGTTGTGAAGCCGTTTTCATTCTCTGAAGATGGCTTCACGCTCGTTGACCTGGAAATCGGGGATGAGCGTGATGATTTTGGCGCTATGGCCGATGGCCTTGTAGCTGAAGGTTATATCGAGCCCGTCGGCGCCACTAACGACGAGCAGCCCGCAGTCCGCGGACGAAGGAAATAATCATGAACTTGCGCCTTGTGACGCCAGGAACGGAAACGATTGTATCGTTGACCGAAGCCAAGGCGCATCTTCGTGTTTTTCACGACGATGACGATGGCTATATTGAGGCGCTAGCTGCTGCTGCTCAAGATTGGCTGACCGGAGAAAATAATTGGCTTGGTCGTAGTGTCGTCGAGCAAGGTTGGGAATTAACTCAAGAGCGTTTTCCGTGGCGCGGATATTGCGAACCGTGGCCGTATTCGCGGCATCATTACCGTAACGACTATCATCCGAACGCGCTGTATCTGCCAAAGCCTCCGCTCAAGGAGGTAACAGGCCTATTTTACACGCCGTCAAACGGCGGCGCAGAGGTGGAAATAACCGATTTCCGCGCGATCGGCATAGCCGACACCAACGGCGCCTATTTGCTTCCTGCAAAGGGGCAATCATGGCCAATGACCGATGGCGAGCCGGGATCTGTGCGCGTCGAGTTTACGGCCGGCTACGACTCTGTTCCGCAGTCGATAAAGCATGCCGCGATGCTGATGGTTGCGCACTGGTACGAAAACCGCGAGGCGGTGACAACCGATTTGAAGGGGCTTGCCAATTTGCCGTTGGCAGTTGACGCGCTCTTGGCGCCCTACAGGAGCTGGCCGCACTGACGGCAGAAGGATTTACCAATGGCAGACATCACAATTACTCCCGCAAACGTCGTGGCCGGCACCAATGCCACGCGTGATATCGGCACAGCAGGCGAAACCATAGTCGCAGGCAAGGCCATCTTCCTGAACGCCGCCACCAATCGGTGGATGCTTTCCGACAACAACGGGACCGGCACGCGTCAGGTTAACGGTATCGCCCTCAATGGCGCCAGCTTGAACCAACCTGTTTCGATCCTGAAGTCTGGCGACATCACGATCGGCGGGACGCTCACCCCCGGCGCCGCTCTGTATTTGTCGGCAACGGCGGGCGGTATCTGCCCTGTTGCTGACCTTGCAACCGGCATGGACACAATCCTGATCGGCCTCGCCAAGAGCGCTACGGTGCTTGCCGTCGACATCCAAGACAGCGGTGTGACGCTCTAACATGTGGGCGCGCTTTACCGAGCGCTTCAACTGGCACGCAACACCAGCCGTCACTATCGTTTTTAAACCAGACGGCGGCCCGCTTAAAGATGGCCGCTATCTGGTGACTAGGCGGTGCTATGAGGCGGCTGGCTCAGCGGCGGTAAAGTGTGAGCGGCCGGAAGGTTTGGGGCGATTGCCGATGGCGAAGGCGACCGTAAGGCGGAGGTGATTTATGGCTACCAAACCTGGCGCTGGCGGATTGCGATCGCTGTTGCACTTTCAGGTGCGCGAGCTCGTCGACGATGGCTATGGTAATGAGGTCGCTGGAGATTTCGCTACCGTCTTCACGACTGCCGCAGAACTCATCCCGCTTAAGGGCGGCGAGCCGGTAATTGCGGCGAGATTGACCGGAATCCAGCCGTTCGTCCTGCGCATCCGCTCTAGCGTCTCGGCACGCGCCGTCAACACGGCTTGGCGGGCTGTTGATGCACGCAACCCTACGCGAATTTTCAACATTACCGCGGCAGTAGATCCGACCAACAAGAATGCTTGGCTTGAAATCATGGCCACGCAGGGAGTGGCGACATAATGGCGTTGAAAGCCAAAATCCTTGGCCGTGAAGCGCTGACTGCGAAGCTTGATCAGTTGGCGCCAGCCGCCACCAAATATGCTGCAGAAGCGAAGCTAAAGGCCGCAGAGGAGCTTGCGGAAGCCATAAGGGACAAGGCGCCGGTTGGTGCCTCTCTCGAATATCGCGAAAGCATCGAAGGCGACTTGTTAAATTCAAGGCCGCATCAAGAGCAAGTTGGCATCCAGAAATCCAAGGATCCTGACGCCACAGGAATTTTCGCTGAATTCATTTGGCGATTCTTGGAATTTGGGACCGCCCCACACAATACGGCGAAGGGTGGCGGCACTGTCTTGGGAAAGGCCACGCACACCGCTGGTGGTGGAACGCAGCACCCCGGCACCAGCGCGCAGCCCCACATCTTCACGACCTACCGCGCCATGAAGCCAGCCATTAAGAAGAAAATCCGCGCGGCCATCAATAAAGGCGTGCGCGAAGCCATGGGGAAAAAATAAATGGCTTCACCCGATCTAGAGCTTCAGGCCGCCATGGTCGCGCGCCTTAAGGCTGATGCCACGCTAACTACGCTAGTTCAGGGCCGCGTATACGACCAGCCACCCGATCCGGCGGCATTTCCATACGTTACGCTCGGGGAAGCGCAGTTCATCCGCGACGATGCAACATGCATCTCGGCAGGCGCCGTTTATCTCACGCTCCACGCATGGTCGCGCGCAGTCGGATTTCCCGAAGCGAAGCGCGTGGCTGATGCTGTGGCGGAGTCGCTTCATCTAGCGCCACTAACCTTGGCGACCAACAGATTGATTTCCATAAATCACCGCCAGAACCGCGCCTTTCGCGATCCGGACGGACTCACATCGCACGTGGTCATCGAGCTGGTGGCCTACGTCGAGAAGCCGACTGCTTAGCGCGGGCGGCAAGCCCCACCAAGGGCAAACAAGCGCAACCGCGCTAACCACCACCACATCTAGGAGACTAATATGGCACAAGTCGGCCAGGTTCTTGGCAGAACGCTGCTTATCAAAATTGGCGATGGCGCCGATCCGGAAGTTTTCTCGAATCTGTGCGGTCTGAAGACCCGCAGCTTCGACATGTCGACCAACGAAATCGACACTACGATCCCGTCGTGCACGAATCCCGGCGACGTAGTCCAGAAGACTAGCCGACCGGGCATTGCAAGCCGCACCTTTACGGGTTCTGGCGCATACGTTGCAGGCGCCAACGCGTCGGCATTCATGACGCACGTGACCAACGCCACTGCATTCAATGCGCAGGTTGTTGTCCCCGGCCTCGGCACCTTCTCTGGTCCATTCTTCGTTACGAGCTTTAACTTCTCGGGCGATGTCGAGCCGAACATGGATTTCAGCGCCACCTTCACGGCCGCCGACGTCCTGACGTTCGTTGCTGAGGCATAATCATGGCTAAAGAGGAGAAGACTGTGGTTGCTTTCAAGCATACCGTCAACGAGGCGCGCGGTGAAGTGCGCCTCGTCATTGACGACGTAGAGCTCGTCATTGCGGCAACATTGGGCGGCCTGTCTGCTGTTTCCAGCCGCCTACAGTGCAAGTCGCTGAACGACCTGTTCACACGCCTTTCCGGCGTCGAAGTCTCCGCGACTGAGGCCGCCATCGCGCTGCTCACAGTCAAGGGCGACGCTATCGAGGCGCTGACCAAGCTGAGACTGAAACACTTCCTGGCGTGCGCCTCTGCGTTCACGGCGGCTCTTTCGCACCACTTCGACGGTGACGAGGGAAACGATCTGGCCGCTCCGGCGGCATAGAGCCTTCCGACGAAGCATTTCCATGGCGGCAATGGATGAAAACCGGGATCGGCGGCTTAGGCTGGCGACCCGCTGACTTTTGGGAAGCCACGCTGACGGAATTCTTCATCGCGATCAAGGGCCACAATGAGGCGCAAGGCGGCGAGGAAGAGACGGCAGGCCCATCACAAGGCGAAATGGCCGCGATTATTGCGAAATATGGTTAGGCTGCCTACTGCGCACAGTCCGACAAGTTCTGGTCCATCAGCAGATTATTGTACTCAGTATTGAAGCCAAACGGCTTGAAGCCGGTGTAGGCGCCGAACGAGTTTTTGAGGTTCACTTCGCCGCACACCAGTTCTGGTCGGCTTTTGGCGAACCTCAAATCAATAAATTGGGCTGAAAGCGGGTCTTTCGCTTCAGACGTTAGCGCCGAGAACATGGCCCTTGTCACCTTCTCGTCGATAGCCTTCCCAGACGCATCAACGACCTGTTGAGCGTGCGCGGAGCCGGCAATCAGCGCAGCAATCAAAATCATACCCGTTTTCATCAGACCCTCGGAGAGCCCGCCTAGCGCGGGCTTTTCTATTATAGGATGAGTTTATATGGCTGATCAAGACGACCTGATTATTTCGATCAGCACAGACTTAACGACGGTCAAACGCGCCCTTACCAAGCTGGTCGGCGATGTCGGAACGGCGTCGGATCAAATATCGAAGAAATTCGATAGCGCCGGCAAGAACATGGATCGATCGATGACGACTGCGCTGCAGTCTCGTATCGACGCCATGGTCGGGATTGGCGCCAAGGCCACAAACGAATGGAACGGCGCGCTTGCCGATCAGGGCAAGCAGCTTGACGCGCTCCGCGCCAAGTACAACCCGCTATTCTCGACGATCAATCAGTACAAATCGAACTTGGCAGACCTGAAGCGCGCTTACGCGATCGGCGCCATTAGTTCGGCAGAATTCACCGCGGCACAGTCGCGCGAACGGCAGGCAACCCTCGCAAGTATTGCCGCAATCAAGGGGCGCAATGCTGCCGTTGAGCAGGCGGGGCGGCCTGGGCAAAATGAGCGGTCTGCCAGGCCGTGGCAAACGGCTAATATTACGGCGCAATTTCAGGATACATTTGTATCCGCATTGGGCGGCCAAAAACCATTAACGGTAGGCTTCCAGCAAGGTATGCAGCTTGCTGATTCACTGCAAACGTTCGGTGGCGGCAAGGATGCGATAAAGGGGATAGCTGCCGGGTTCGCATCGCTGGTTAGCCCGGTTCAGTTGGTAACTGTCGGCTTGGTTGCCGGCGCCGCCGCGCTTATTCAATATTTCCAGTCGTCCACCAAAACGCTCAAGACGATGGACGACGCGCTAAAGGCGCACACTGACAGCGTTGATCTGCTGAAAGAAGCATATCACCAGCTCGGCGATGAAATTAAGGTTTCGCTGAGCCTTGGTGGCAATAGCGGCGTTGATGCGATTCTTCGTACCAACGAAGTCGTTATGCGCGCCGTTGCGCGCCAGCAGACGGACAAGTTTTCGTCCACTCTGACAGGCAACAACACTTGGGCGTCAACTCTTACCGGCAACACCGGCACGTCGATCAAAAGCCTGATGAAGTTGCCTGGCGATCAGGCGCAGTTTCAGCCTGCCGTTGATGCCCTTTTGCAGAGCGCTCGCAATGGCGCTCCGGACCTCGACACGTTCAACAAAAGCGTCGACAAGACGCTGCAAATTCTATCTGGATCTTCGGACAACCCGCAAGCTCTCCAAGCAACCGCAGATGCCGTAAAGGCGCTTGGCGAAAATGCCCTAACCGTCAGCAGCACCATCAAGGTTCTCGGCGAGGACGGCAAGGAAACAAGCCAGTCTCTCGCTCCGTTCCAGGCTGCCATCGATCGCCTCAAGGTTGGCATAGCCGACGGCCACCCCGATCTATCTCAGTTCAACACCGATATCGAGCAGATCGGCAAAAGCAGCGGCCTTGGGAGAGTAGCAGACCAAGTTATTATCCTTGGCCGCGAACTGCTGAATCTGAATATTCAGTTGAAGGAACTGGACGCTCGCAAGGCGTTGTTGTTCAACAACGTTGGGCCAAACGGCCAACTGCTGTCGCAAGGCAAGACGAACACCGACGACATGGGCGACTATGCCGCGTTTCAGACGCAGCAGCGCATCGCCGCATCTAGGGCCAACCAAGCGTTCGCAGCACAGCAAGCGGGCATCAACGCCAGATCTCCATACGAACGCGCCAACGCGGCACGTCAGGCGGCTGCGGCGCAATACAACAACGACGAGACGCCGGATGCGCGCAAGCAGAGAATTCAGCAAGCCGGTATGCTTGTTGAGATCCAAATCCAGCATGACCTAACTGAGGCGCAGCGCGATCGAGCGGTAGCACTCAACAAGACGGTCGAAGACCAAAAGCTCGAAGTATCGCTGATCGGCAAGACGGCTGGCGAGACAGCCGCGCTTCGGAAAGAATACGAGCTCACAAGCCAGCTTCGGATTGATGCTGCGAAGAACGGCACGCAGGTCGACCAAAAAGAACTCGACCTGATCAAGCAGAAGTCGCAGGATCTCGGCCAGCTTACCGACGCTTATAACAAGGCGAACCTGAAAAAGGATCTGTCTTTCGAGAGAGATCAGTTATTCAGAACGCCGCAAGAGCAGCAAGTTGCGTCTCGCCTTCAGGGCGCGGGGCAGGCGGTAGACCTCAATTCGCCAGAAGCGAAGAGTATCAGGCAAAATCTGCAGATTGCAGAGATGCAGGATACGGTGAATGGCTTCTTCACGAGCATCCGCGATAACGTCGTCAGCAATGGCGGCAATATCGGTAAGGCGCTCGGTGATGCTATCAAGACTTCGCTGCTTAGCGCACTCACCAAGGCGAGCGACGCCGCTATCCAGCGGCTGACAAACTCACTGGTGAATGCATTCCTGCCTAGCGGCAACGCTGCTGGCGGGGCTGGTGCGGGGATAGGTGTCGGCGTAGCTGCGGTAGGCAAGGCACTGAGTCCTGGCATCATCAATACGGCTCCCGTCGGCGCCGTGACGCGTGCGTCGTTGCCGAATATTGGTGCTACCACTGATGTTGCGTCTTATATCGCCAAAGCTGCAGCGGCACGGGGCATCGATCCCAATACGGCGCTTGCGGTTGCGAAGTCTGAGGGCGGCCTATCGTCTTGGAACATGCAGTCCAACTACGTCAAGAACGGCGTTCAGGAGCCAAGCTTTGGCCCATTCCAGCTTTATAAGGGCGGCGGTCTCGGCAACGAGTTCCAGCGGCAGACTGGCCTAGATCCGGCGCTTGCCGCAAATGGCCCGGCTGGCGTTGATTTCGCTCTCGACCACGCAGCAAAGAATGGTTGGGGCGCATGGTACGGTGCCAAAAACACCGGCATTAGCAATTGGCAGGGGATTGGCACGGGCGGCGCTAATAGTTCAGTTGATGCCGTCAATAACATGGCTAAGGCAGCCGACGCGGCAACAAAGAACCTTGATGGGTTCGGCGGTGGCCTGGGAAAACTTGGATCTAGCCTTAGCAGCATAAGCCTATCACCCGGCAGCGGTAGCGCGGTAGGCCAATACAGCGGTCTTTGGGGCGGCATCGGAAAACTGTTTGGCGGCATCTCTCCGACAAGCCCGCTTTGGGCGCCAAACAGCACTCTTGGCGATGTCATCGGTCTAGCCGACGGCGGCCACGTCTCTGGCCCCGGTTCAGGCACAAGCGATAGCGTTCCTGCATGGCTTTCCAACGGCGAGTTTGTCGTCAACGCTTCGGCTACGAAAAAGAACAAGAAGCTGCTCGAGGCCATCAATGGCGGCAAGGGCGCTCACTTTGCCTCGGGCGGCCTAGTAACGCCTGCATTGGTTTCCGCTCCGCGTGCGCCATCGTTGACGCCACGGATGGCAACGACTGGCTCTGGCGGTGGCGAACCGGGAGTCCTGAACGTGCACATCAATGGCGCGAACGGCGATGACCATGTTCGTAGCCTGGTGAAGCAAGGCGTGTCTGAGGGCCTTGGCCAGTACAACGATTCGCAAGTCCGCGGCGGGTTTGGGTCAAACCAGAACAAGTGGAATGCGAGGAAGAGTTGAGGGGTGCAGCGAAACCAAAAAGGTTTACGGCTGCCGAATGGCCGCACCGCTCATCTTCTATCTAGCGTTTCCGCCGACGAAATACAACCGCCCGGAGCATTATTTTGGCCAATTATACAAGCCTACCGACGCTGGCCGCAAACTTTCTTGGGCCGGCGAAGACCACGTTTGACGTCGCCGGCTCAAGTATAGACGGCGGGCGCAACGGCACGGGTGAAAGTCAGACAATCGAAATGAGTGGCGGCGGCCTTGTCACCGCCACTTACGAAGACTGCAAAATTGTCCAGCCGGAACAATACGAATACGTCAATTGGCTCGGTGCCCGCTTTAACGGCGGTTTCCGCTTTCTGAATGTCCCGATCATCACCGATTGGTTTGGACCGTTTCCGAAGGTCGCCAACATCCCCACGCCAATCATGCGGCCAATTCCGCACTCGGACGGATCGTTGTTCTCAGGCGGCGCAGGGTACAGCCAGGCGACCGTCTGGGGCGAGATCACCGAAGCGGCCAACCTGAATGCTGGCATCGTCTCGATGCGCGTCTACGGGCTTGCTAGGCCGCTGCGCTGGTCTGATTGGTTTTCGATTTACCACCCGACGAAGGGTTGGCGAGCCTATCGCTATTGGGATGTTCTCGGCGTCACCGACGAAGAGAACCCAGTCTATACGCTCGCACTCGCGCCGCCCCTTCGTGAGGCGGTGACCGTCGGTACGCGCGTCGAGTTCGCTCGCCCTCGCTTCGTCGCCAAGTTCCGCGGCGATTTCACCCTTCCGTCTGTCGTCGAAGCCTTTTTCGTGACGCAGCAGACGATCCAATTTTCGGAGGCGTTCTAGCCCCGGCGGAGAGCGCATGGACTGGATTCCACCCAACATTATCGAGGCGATGCGCGGCAGCCATCAACTCGGCATCTTCCTACGCGTCGATACCGACCCGGCGTTGCATCTTTGGTTTGGCGTCAACGACATCCCGGCCGGCTTTGATAGCATCGATCCTGACGGAACGGTCTACTTAGGCGGCGGCAGGCTTATCGGCGTGCCAACGCTCGAGGTGCTGGTCAACGGCACGGCGGATAGCGTCGACTTCACCGTTTCCGGAGTGGACGCAACGACCGGCGCCAAGATGCTGGATAGCATTCCAGCCGTCCGCGGCGCGACCGTTCAGATGGGCCTGACGACGCTAGACGACTACTTTCAGCCGATGGGCGCAGTTGTGCCGATCTGGGCAGGAACGGCGTCACACGTCAGCGAATCTGGCGAGGCAGCGCAAGGCGAGAATTCGCCAACGCTAACGCTTTCCCTATCCGTCGTAACCGGAGAGTCAACGCGCTCGCGACCCGCACGCGTGCTGTGGTCCGACGCCATGCAGAAGTCTTTGTCACCGACCGATGACTTCTGCAAGCAAGTCCAACGCCTCGCTCGAGGCGTGCAGCCGGTATGGCCGAATTACTAATCATTTCCGCTGAGGGGCTTCATGACATTGCACGAATTCAAGGCGCTCCCGCACCGCTTTCGGTGGGGCGGGGTAGGCGGCGACGACTGCACGACATTCTGCGCCTCGTGGATTTCCGAGCAGGTTGGGATCGACCCGGCTGAACGGCTGCGGGGGACATACCGCACGGAAGAGGGCGCGCACGCGCTGCTAGATGCGGCGGGCGGCCTCGTTCCGTTCATGGCTGGCCATCTGGAGCCTCTGGGGTTCGTTCGCGCCGACACGCCAGCCGACGGCGACGTCGGCGCTATCCGCATACCGGACGGGCACGAGGTCGGCGCCATTCGATTTGGCCCGCTTTGGTTGGTGCTCACGCCCGCCGGCGTCGTCGGCAAGAAATCAGATTTTATCGCTTCTTGGAGGCTGTCTAGGTGAAAAATGACCGCTTCTACGACCATGCCTACAGCCTACCGTTTCAGCGTCAAGTCTGGGAAGCGACACTCAAGAATACCACGACGCATTATCCCATAGCGCGCCGCGACCCGATCTTCACGCCGATTTTTACCGCCGTTTTCACGCAGCTAGGCGTCACAGGCACGATTTTCGGTGTGTCAGCAGCCGCAACGCTCGGCAGCTTGACGACAGCGATTGTCACCACGGCAATCTCTATCGGCATTCAAATGGCGCTCGCGCCGAAGCCGCCGAAGCCCGAAGACGGCAAGGTGCCAAAATCACAAGGTGTGCCTTACCGCATTTGGACGGTCGGCCGCCTGCGGTTGGCCGGTTCTTACATGCTTTGGGAGGCAAGCGGCAAGAACCTTTTCGCGGTTCAGGCCATCGCCGGCCATCGCATCAAATCGGTCAACCGCTATTGGCTTCACGACGATGAAGTCGAGATCGATGCAAACGGCTTCACGACCAACGACGATGGCGGCCGCTACGGCAACAACGTCAGAATTCAATCGCGCATCGGCGCGCCGACCGAGACAGCTTACGCGCCGCTCGTAGCCGAACTAGGCGCGTCCGGCATCTGGACCAATAATCACCGCGGCGACGGACAGACGTCCGTCATGATGATCGCGGAGTCGACGGAAGCCAAGAACCAGCAGAAGCGCTTCCCATTTGGGCCGCCGTCTCTGTCTGTCGAGGTTGATGGCGCTCTTTGCTGGGATTATCGCGACCCGGCACAAGACCCTAACAATCCCGCGACGTGGGGCTGGACGCGCAACAGCGCGCTCATTCTTGCTTGGCACGAGTGCTTCAACGAATTCGGATCCAGACGCGACTATCGCAAGGCCATCCTTCCCGTTCTCGATATGTGGATCGAGGAAGCGGACATCTGCGACGAAGACGTGCCGTTGGCCGGCGGCGGCACAGAAAAGCGCTACCAGTGCAACGGCTGGGACACGACCGAAAATAGCCCCAAGGTTGGCACCAACGCAATCCTGGCTACCTGCGACGGGTGGATGGCGGAACGTGGCGACGGGGCGTTATTGCTCACGGTCGGAAAGTTTCGCGAGACGCGAGTCGGCACGCTTACCGACGCCGACATCATCGGCCACCAGATCCAATACGATGTGCTTTTCGAGGATGAGTGCAACCGCCTCATTCCGAAATTCACCTATCCGGCGACGGACTACTCGACGTGCGATACCGACTTTTTCGAAGACACGGCGGCGCAACTTTCGGCCGGTCGCGTCCTCGCGCAAGAGGGGGATTACGGCTGGTGCCATCAGTGGCGGCAGGCTCGCCGTCTTGGCAAGCGCGACTGGCTGCGTATTCAGCAGAAAGTCAAAGGCTCGATTGACGTTCGGCTGTCCGGCATCAATGCCATTTACAGCCGATGGATACGCCTAGACACGCCTATTCGACTGCCGCGACTCAACGGCAAGCTCATCGAAAACCGTCGCGCGCTGCTCTCCCTGATGAAGGGCGGCTTTTCGATGGAAATCAACCAGCATCCCGAAAATATCGAAGACTGGAATCCATCCGTCGACGAAGGGATGCAGCCACCAGTTCCGGCCTCGCCAGATCCCGACGCCATACCAACGCCAGTAATAAATCTGATTCAGGCGCTGACCAGCAATGGTTCGGTTTATCTGCGCGTGGTTGTTATCGACCCGGCAGATGACAGCCTGACGCCAGTTGTGCGCTATCGCGTGCAGGACATTGGTTCAGGCGTTGCTGGTGCGTGGGTAGAGCAGCAGTTTCCTGATGCGCCGCCGTCTGGCGGCTATATCAACATGAACACGAGTTCGGTTCCGGCTGACACCACACTTGACGTCGAGGCTGCTTTTATAGGGTCAAATGATTCCTATGGCGAATGGTCGCCGATCGAAAGCATTGTTTCTACATCTGATCCTACGCCCCCTGGCGTGGTGACCGGGGCAAGCGCAACTGGCGGCTCTGGGCAGGCAACGTACAATTGGACTGCTCCTAATAGCTCAAACTATGCCGCGTCTCGCCTGTATTGGAACACGGTCAACAACTTCGCGACGGCTACTGCAGTAAGCCCGACTGAGCAGGGCGCTCCGGGCTTGCCGGATAGCCATGTCGTTACCGGCCTTAGCGCTGGAGTTAAGTACGGCTGGATCGTCGCGCTGAACCGCTCCGGTATTGGCGGCACGGAAGTAGCGACAGGCGCATTCACGGTTAGCTGACGACGCCACGCAACGACGCACCGCCCACCCCCATAAAAACCACGGCCCGCCTTGTGCTGGCCTCTTCATTTCAAAGAGGAGCCGCATGGTTCAGCTTGCAGCAAATATTTGGGCCGACGGTCCAGCGCTTGACCCCTACGAGCCACCCAAGTCCGACATTCGTGATTGGGGCACATGGCTGGAAGGAATCGTAAACGCGTTCACATCAAATGGCGGTCTAGTTTACGCATCAAGAGCGCTCCTTTATGCGGACCTCGCCCATGTCGCCAACACGTCCGCGTGGGTGATTGGCGACTCGACAGTCGCCTACAACGGCGTTTATACAAAGGTTGGCGCATCCGGTTCTGGGTCTTGGTTGCGGATCTCCGACCTTCCGTATAGCTTTATAGTCGCAAGCAATTCTGGCGCAGGAACGGGCAATGCGATTATTGCCACGACCAGTATACCGGTTAGCGCTTCTGCCCTGGTTGTGCTGAACATCACTGCCACGAATGCATCGAGCCCGGTTACTGTTGCATTCAACGGAGGAGTGGCGCTCACGCTGAAGACGAACTCCGGCAATGATATTTCAGTCGGCGGTCTTGTCTCGGGTCTTATCCTGTTCGGGTTTATTCAGGGTTCGAATTTTCGCTGCATTAACGATCAGGTTGCGTCTGCCGTTCAGGCTGCCGCAGAGGCGGCTGCTGCCGCCGCCGAAGCCGCACGCGACGCTGCGCTTGGCGCCGTACCTAATTCATTCCCGCCGACACGAACCGCAATGGCGGCGCAGCCGTCCACTGTGACGTATTCGTACCTCACAGAGGCAGGGCGTGAGGGGCTTTTTAAGCTGACTACGGGTGATTTTTCTACTGCCGGCACAGACGACCCGACGCAGGGTATCATCGTTCCCCTTGTTTCCGACCCCACGACGAAAGCCTATGTCCGCGTCTCCCCCCCATACTTGACTCCGGGAATGTTCGGTATCCCTGCCGGCAATACGACGGTTGACTACAGCGTTGCATGGCAAGGCATGATCAACATGCTCATTGCCGGTTACGGTAACAAGCATATTGTGGTTGACCGAGACATCGTTATCAGTGGCGGGCACTTCATAGGAACGTGGCCTGATAATGTGCTGATTGAAGGTAAGAATGGTTGCGGCTTTGTCGAGATATCTACGGCACCGACTGCATGGCTTCTGCACTTCAATCCAGCCATAACCGGGCTCACGATCCGTAATATCAATTTTAGGAACCTTAACGCTACCAGCCGACTGACTGCTAACCAAGCGATTGGTTTCGCCACGAGTGGTACAAAGTGTCTGATTGAAAATTGCACGTTTTCAGGCTTCGCAGAGACAATCTGGCTGAACAACGCCAAGTACACGAATATTCGCAAGAACTATATTAAGCAAGCATGGGGTGATGGTATCCACCTTGCGGGCGGTTCAGTATTCTGCGAGGTAACGGATAATACAGTGCAGTCGACTGGTGATGATATGATCGCCTGTACAACAGATGCTACGGGAGGTAACACTACTGTACGTACGAATAATATCATCATAACAGGCAACCTGCTAGATAATGGTGCTGGTACGTGCGGCAATGGGGTAGCCTTGTATAACTCCGATGATGTGCTTGTGGCTGACAATATCATGACCAACATCAAAGGTAATGGTGTTTCAATCCATACGTATTCAGCAGGTTGGGGTTCGCGTCCAGCAATATTGCAGCAGTATTGTCAGCGTCTCAAGGTTACGGGCAACTACATTTCAAATGTTGGCCTAGCATTGGTCGATCCTGATGGTGTCAGCTATGCTACGAACAAAGGCCATGGGCATGGGGTTTATCTCGACGGCGGTTCAAACATCGACGTGTCAGATAATACTATCATGGTCAGCAACGTAAGTCCAAACCCGTATCGTTCAGGTCTATTTATGACCTCTGACACCGCGGGTTATGGTCTGTCGAATATCCGCATCAGAAATAACTCGATCCAAGACATCGGCGGTGCCGGCATACAAGGGTTCAGTACCGGCTCAGGTAATGGCTGCGCTAATATTTTAGTGTCCGGCAACTATATATTCAATACGACGTCGTGGGCAATCGATTGGTCTGAATTGTATTTCACCGGTAAGTTGACCGTGCGTGATAATACTGCGGTGTTGGTGGATACGGACACCAGTTCCAAGGGCATGGCGTTTGCAGCAGGTACTACGAGCATGATCTTCGATACCTCTGGCAACTTCATCCCGTCCGGCTACAGTCTATCACTCACAGGTAGCGCTGCGTCGTGGACGAGACGCAACACAACCAATACGTTCTAGCGAGCAACAGTCAGCAACGCGGTGGCGGGTGAATTTGACCGCCACCGCATGTTCAAGTGTGACGCCGCAACCTTTTGTCAGTTATTTGTTATATGCCATCCCCACCCACAAAGGCTCGCCTCTAATGAACGAAACCAATTCGTCGTCGGATCCTATTTTTATGACGTTCGTCAGGCTGGTAAAGTTGCCTGGGGTCGCAACCTTCACCCATTTATAGCCTGCCTTCTCACAGACATATAAATACAAGCGCTCGATCGCATGAGCTAAGGTTCCATCTACTTGCCCACTTTCGGCAGGGAAGTCATCAAACGAAAGGTCCAGGTCAAGAATTGGCTTCAGTGCTTTTGGCCTAGCCCAGAACATTGACCCTGTAATAAAGTCAATGGCGTCGGATTCCAAAAGCTTAAGTCCCATTGACCTGATTAAAGGGCGAGCCGCAGGGTAGTTCGGCCCCCAATGCACCCAATTGCGAATAAACTCGATGTGTTGAGGACCAGCAATTCCCAATTCTGGATTGGCTCGGAAGCACTCGATATAGCCGTCGATGATTTCTTTCGAGCCCATCAAGTTGTCATGAAGAAATGTTCCCCAATTCTTTAAGTTCCCCTCATGCGGCGATTTTTTCGTGTGTACATGAACGACCAAGTCATATTTTGAATATACATCGCGGAAAGCTATCAGTTTAGGCGCTATGTCTCTGCCCTTGTTTGGGGTTATTACGACGTAGACGTTGCCTCTTCTCCACGAGGAAAAGGCCCTGCCGATCTCGTCTCTTTTGGCTTCAGTGTCTGTTGATATGTATATGTCCGTGCCTTCTGGGAAATCGGCGAAGCGCGACAAAAGATGGTCGATAAAGTTGCAATAGAAGAGGTGGCAAATTATTGCGATCTTCATCCGGTGTGGATGTGGGGTGTATCCAAGGGGCAATTCAATGGCGATTTGTTTAGCCAAAAGTTGATTGCCTCTGTATGGCCTGCCCTCTGCTTTGCCGTGCGTAAGGTAGTGCCATTTCGGGTCGATGCCAGCATCGGCAACATCCTTGTTGTGAAGTAGGTAGAGGGCTGGATCAAAATCTTCTGGCAATTCCTCGGTCATTTGTATCCCCAACGGTTGTAAAAACCATATAGGTCCATAGCCAGGCAATTTTCAATGCGGAATTTCTTGGCCGCGTCCCCCTGTGGGTGGCGATACGTCACCCACGCCGCATTAATCGACCATATTCTCAGGATCGATGGCCGTGCATATTGTTGACGGCGCTTCAGCGCGCCATCCATAAGGACACCCAAACTCATGAAACTCGTACCGCACTGGCGGCGCGCTCTCGCGCGCTCGCATGCGATGAGGCTCGTCTATATCGCGGGCGCGCTCGAAATCATCCCGTACATCATCCCGTACCTGGACGGTTGGCTGCCGCGCTGGCTTTCGATTGCGGTTCTCCTGCTGTCGCCGATCGGCCGTATCATCGACCAAGGAGGCATTGATGCCGATAAATAAGATTGTCGCCACCAAGCGCGGCAAGGCTGCGATTGCGGCCGCCATCATCGCGGCTGCTGCCGGTGGCTGGCATGCGGTTGGCGATACGTCGCCGACGGTTCACCCGCCTGCAGTAGTGCTGGCAACCGACAGCCTGATAAAGCCGTGGGAAGGGCTTGCTCTCAAATCGCATTGGGATCCTTACGCCAAGATTTACGACATCTGCTACGGCGAAACTGAAATCAATGGCAAGCCGGTGGCGGCTGGCATGAGCTTCACTAAGGAGCAATGCGAGGCGATCCTAGAGGCGCGCGTCTACAAGGATTATTACCTGCCTTTGGTGAAGCAGATTCCGGGCTTCACGTCGTTCCCTGTTGGCGTGCAGGCTTCAGAACTTTCGGGCGCGTATAATTTCGGCGTTGGCGCGCTTGTTCGCTCTAGCGCCGTGCGCGAGGCTGGAAAGGGCAACTATCGCCTAGCCTGCGAAATGCAGACGCGCTTTAATCGGGCAGGCGGGCAGGTTGTGTCTGGGTTGGTGAAGCGCCGCGAGATGGGCGATGCGCAGCGCATTGGCGAGGCTGAGCTCTGCATTTCGGGGCTGCCGTCATGATGGCGTTTCTAGCAACTCCTGTTGGCAGGTGGCTGGCTGGCGCGCTGGCTGTCGTATTGCTGGCGGTAGGCGTCTATGTCTACGCGCACCACTCAGGATATGCACAGGCAGAGCTGCACTACACGGCGCAGATTGCACAGCTAAAAGCTGACGCAGCTACAGCCCGCGCCAATGAGATCGAGCGCCAGGACGCGGCCAACAACGCCGCAAAGCAGGCAGAGGCCGCACGCATAGCACAGATGCAGGCTGACGCCACCACACTTCAAAACCAGATAGAGGAGCTCCAGCGTGAAGCTCATCAAGACCCTGACGCTGGCAAGCCTGCTCTTGGCGCTTCCAGCGTGCAGCGCATCAACAAGATACGTTAGTCCGCCTCCGGCGCCGCAGTTGGCGCAGCCAGACTCAGCTTTGACGAAGGATTGCGATGCGCCGGTAAACATCGGCGACAAGCAGCTTACGCAGGAGCAGACCGAAAACTTCTGGATACCCGATCGTAAGGCGCTGATCGAGTGCCGCCGGCGTCATGCTGCGCTGCGCGACTTCTACGCGGATCGCGACAAGAGACTGGCTGGTGGTAAATGAGTGGTGCTGATTTGATCGCGGCCGTCGGGCCGATGGTTCCCGTAATCGGCCTAATTCTCACCATTTGGTGGCGTGTTGAGGGCAAGATTGATGCAGCTCGAGATAAAGCTGAAAAAGCGGAAGCAGACCTTGCCGCCCACAAACTCCACGCCGCGGAAACATTCGCCACCAAAGCCGGCATGCAGGAACAGACCGCGCAGCTTCTGCGCGCCATCGAAGGTGTAGGCAACCGAATTGACGGTCTGCACGAGCGCCTTGATCGCGCCTTTGAGCGTACGCGCACCACCAGAGCAGGATAAGATATGCCGACACGGCCTCGATATGACACCTATCTCATCAAGGGCGACTGCTTCGATTTCTCGCTAACCTATAAGGCGGCCGGTGTGGTCGTCGACCTTACCGGCTACACGGCAGAAATGGCCATTCAGTACACCTACGAACGCGGTCTTGGCCGCGTGAAGGTGACGGACGTCCTCGTGCTCGCCGGCACGATTGTAGGCGCAGATGGCACTATTTCCTTTCACGCGACCGCAACACAAACCGACGAGTTGCCGAAGGTTTCGACCGCTGACTACCAGATCCGCATCACCGACTTGGACGGATGCGTCACCACAATTCTTAGCGGCACCATGACGATTTATAAAAATCAATTTGAGGCGGCGTAATGGATCAGGTTACAGTTCTGGAAGTGTCCACGAACGTCGTGGAGGTGGCTGTCATTGGCCCGCAGGGTCCAACTGGTCCGCAGGGAATTCAGGGACCGCCCGGCAGTAATGCATGGGCTGACATAACCGGTAAGCCAACAACGCTGACCGGGTATGGCATTACCGACGCCGAACATTCGGCGAATAAGGGCATGGCGAACGGCTATGCCGGCCTTGATAGCGGCGGCAAGGTTCCGGCCGCTCAACTGCCATCATACGTGGATGACGTGCTGGAATACGCCAATCTTGCGGCGTTCCCTGGCACAGGCAGCACAGGCATAATCTACGTCGCCGACGATACGGGAAAAATCTATCGTTGGTCCGGTAGCTCGTACGTAGAAATTTCGCCGTCTCCAAGCTCGACGGATTCGGTAACGGAAGGCTCAACGAACCTATATTTCACAGCGGCGCGCGTCCTCGCCACCGTGTTGACAGGGCTTAGTACGGCGACGAATGCGGTTATAAGCACGACTGATAATATATTGTCTGCGCTCGGTAAACTGCAAAAGCAGATCACCGATTTAACCACCACGGTTGCCGGAAAGTTGGACAAGGCCGGCGGGACGATGACCGGCCCGCTAAACATGGGAAGCCAAGCTATTTCGGCGCTGGCGAGCCTTAATGGCGGCCCGCTCGGCGGCATGCGCGATGTGCTCATTAATGGTGATGGTGCGATCAACACGCGGATCAACGCCGTCGCGTACGGCGGGGACGACGTTTACTGGTGCGACCGGCACTATGCGCTGGTGCAAACGGCATCCATCACGCCGACAGTCATCACGGACGTAGCCGATGGGCTGCCATACATGATGCGGTTGACGCAGTCACAGGCCAGCGCGCAGCGCATGGGCAATGCACAGATCGTAGAAGCATACGCCGCCAAACGTGTCCGCGGCAAGCCGGTGACGCTAGGCGGGTTTGTGCGTTGCTCAGCAAGCCAGACCATTCGCTACGCTATCCTTGAGTGGACCGGAACCGCAGATACCGTCACATCGGATGTGGTAAACAACTGGGCGAGCGGCACGTTCACTGCAGGCAACTTCTTCCTTGCGTCCGGCCTAACGGTGGCCGCAGTTGGCTCCATCACCCCGACAGCGAATACCATAACGCCGTGGTCGCTTCAGGCGACGATCAGCTCTTCATGCAACAACCTCATCGTCTTCATGTGGACGGATCAGACGGCGGCTCAGAACGTCATGCTCGATATGGTGTGGGGGTTGGTGCGCGGTGATGCATCGAGTGAGACATGGCCGTACGCGCCGCGGCATATCGAGCAGGACCTGGCGCTGTGTGAACGGTATTGCCGAAAAGCCGGTGCGGGCGCTGTCGGCCAAGCCTTCAGTACTACGCAGATCACCTTGGCGTATTACACTGGAACGATGCGCGGCACGCCGAATCCAAGTGTGATTCCCTCCTCTGGCAGTAGCGGCATGATCAGGATTGGCGGCGGGTCTGAAACCGCAGCCACGATCACTCCCACATCAGTCACACCCAATGCAGGCTATATTAATATGGGCGGGACAGGTTTTACTTCAGGATCCATCTACTTCGGCGTGAAAGACTTCCTCATCCTAGATGTGGAGCTTTAACGTGACATTCTCAGCAAAATTCACCCAGCCGCCTCTCCTTAACCGGGGAGGCGGCATTTTTTGTTTCTACTCTTGCCATCCTTGACAAATTTGTAAGTTTACAGCAATGTAATAAAACTGGCAACCAACCAGCCTCGACCACCCACCACACCACGAGAGGAGACAGCCATGAGATACTACAGATATGCCGCAGTCTTTGTTCTAGCGCTTACCGCACTTCTATTCAGCGGCATCACCTATGTCACCACCCCGGCGCAGACGGCGGCGCCGCGCACCATCTCCGAAGCATCCGTCGTCAAGGTCACCGAGAAAGACGGCCACGGTTCAGGCGTCAATATCGGCAATGGCTACGTCATCACGGCCGGCCACGTTGCTGATGGCAACGCAAAGGCGAAGCTCAAGACGAGCGACGGGCGCGAGATGGATGCCGACGTGCTCTGGGTAAACAAAGAATACGACATTGCTTTACTAAGAGCCGTCGGTCTGCCCACCGTCGGAAGCTCGCTCGATTGCCGAACCGCAAAGGCTGGCGAAGAAATTCAGGCCGCAGGCAATCCGATGGACCTTGAATTCGTTTCTTCCTTCGGTCGCATCGCTGGCGACGTTCGCGAGCTAGGGCCGTGGCGTCAGGTGTTGATTACAGACATTACGATCGTCATGGGGCAATCAGGTGGTCCGGTATTTGAGGCTGATGGCCGCGTCGTTGGCATCACGGTAGGCGTTGCGTCTGCAACCCTTCCCGGCGGCATTATCGGCGCCACGCCGTCGCTTACCGGCTTCGGTATGGTCGTGCCGTCTTCGACTGTTTGTATGCTGATGGGGCGGGCGTGATGGCTAAGATTGATGACGGCGGCGCGGCGTTTCCCGTCCCGTATGGCAACAGCGCGTACGGCATGTCGCTGCGTGACTACTTCGCCGGAAAGGCATTGAGTGGTCAACTCTCATTCTCGCCGCACGACTCATTCGACAAATACCATCAGCCCGATGAAGTCGCTGCGGCTTGCTATCGCTTCGCCGACGCCATGCTCGCCGCAAGAAAGAAGGAATCCTAGGGTCCGGACTCACTACAGCCACCAGATGACGGCTGCGGCGAGAGCGACGGCACCCATGAAGTTTTTGATGTTGCGATCGAAGCGGGTGGAGAGGCGACGCCAATCCTTGAGACGGCAGAACATGCGCTCGATGACGTTGCGCTGCTTGTAAACGGCGCGGTCGTACTCGTACTGGACCTTGCGGTTTCGACGTGGCGGGATCACAGCCTCGGTACCGCGCTCGTCGAGCCACTCGCGCAGAGCCTGGCTGTCATAGCCCTTGTCCGCGACGAGCTCCGCGGAGGGCGGCAGGGCTTCGATACACAGCCTTGCCACCTTGCAGTCATGGACGTTGCCGGGCGTCAGGAGCAGGACGTGAGGGCGACCTTTCGCGTCGCAGACGGCATGGAGCTTGGTGTTCCGTCCGCCTTTCGTGCGGCCGATACCATGAGCCAAGGCCCCCCTTTTCCGCCGCCTGCGCAGCGGTGGGCCTTGATGCAGCTACTATCGATGAACAATCGCTCCGGCGCATCTTCGGCGCCGGCGAGTGCGCTGAAGATGCCTTCCCAGATGCCGCGCTCGGACCAGCGAACGAAGCGATTGTAGAGCGTCTTCTTCGGTCCATAGACGTCGGCGCAGTCCGCCCAGCGGCCACCACATCGCAGGGCATGGACGATTCCGCTCAACACGCGACGATCGTCCACGCGCGGCTTGCCCCGCACATCCGTTGGCAGCAGCGGTTCGATCCGTTCCCACTGCGCATCGGAAAACCAAAAGAAATCAGACATCTCACCGCCCTTTCGTCGCGGCAATGAATCATGTCTCAGCGCTCAAGGAAAGCCAATTATGGGTCCGGACCCTAATCTTGCCCACTCGCCCACTATCAGACGAACTAGCCAAGGAAGCCGCCGACGCATTCATCGCGCTTGGCGAGAAGACGGCTGCAGCCCTGTTGCTCGGCATTCCGCGCCAAACATTTAACAGCCGCTTGAAGGTTGCTGCGGAGCGGGGTCTTTTAGGAACGAAACCAGTGCTGCCGGGATTCCGGATTGCGCAGGTCAGCAACACGCCGAACGGCGACTATATCAAACAGCGGCGCGAGCATGGCGTTGAATTCGAAGTACCGGCTGGCCATACGATTAAGGGCGTCTCCGCCCTCGTCGACGAAGAAGGGCGGGAAGTCCTTAAGTGGGTGAAGACGAGGGAAGAGCCGTCGGCGATCGACATCGCCGAAACGTTGAAGGCGGCATTCTCCAACTATGAGCCGGCAGCCATCCCGACGCCCGCGCCGGAACACGTCCAAGAAGAGCTCGTTACGCTCATTCCATGCAATGACTGGCACGTCGGAATGTTCGCGTGGAGCCAGGAGACAGACGAAAACTGGGATCTGAAAATAGCGGAACGCGTCATTGGTCGCGGTATTGAGGAGGCTGTCGCCAGATCACCGGCAAGCGGGGTGGCAATCGTTCTTGGTGGAGGCGACCTAACACACGCAGACAACAACGAGAACAGGACATCGAGATCCAAGAACGTCCTCGATGTCGACGGCAGGCACACCAAGGTCACGGAGACTGCGGGCAGGCTTCTAGTCCGCACCATTGACGCTGCGCTAAGACGCAATGCTGTCGTTGAGGTTCGCAATCTCAAGGGCAACCACGACGAGGAGACGGCGCCGGCAATCGCGTGGTTCCTGCACGCTTGGTATCGCAACGAGCCTCGTGTCATCGTAGATCTCGACAAATCGCTTTTCTTCCATCGTCGCTATGACAAGGTGATGATTTCTGCGACACACGGCCACGAGGCCAAGCTGCAGGACATGCCGGGAATAATGGCGCACCGCAGAGCCGAGGACTGGGGAGCGTCAAAGTTCAGGTACGCCCACGGATTCCACGTCCACCACAAGTCTAAGCTTGCGACGGAGGGTGGTGGCGTGATTATGGAATCACACCAAGCACCGATACCGCAGGATGCTTGGCATTTCGGCTCCGGCTTCCTGTCTGGCCGTTCGCTGCAGACGATCACCTACCACAGGGAGTACGGCGAGATTTCGCGTGTTCGTGTCGCGATGCTTGATGCAGCAAACGACAACGCTCCATTGAGGGCTGCGGCGTGACCGGCAACGAAATAGTTGAACTGGCCATTGTTGAATTTGATGCGTGGGTGGCGGCGCAGTCTGATGAGGTTCAGGAGTTGGATGTTATCCGTCAGGCGGAGCTTTACGCAAATGCAAACGACAACGTGCCGGCAGAGCAGAGGAGGGCGGCTTGAAATATTACGCGACAAAATATTGCCTTAGCGACGGCGAGATAGATGAGAAGGAGTGCGAGGGAGACGACGATTACGTCTATTGGCGCAGCGGGCACAATTCCATCCAGTATCGCGTCGGCAGGGACGCCTTCGTTGATCACTCCGACGCTGCCAAAGCCGCTTCGGCGGTGCGTGACAAGAAAGTCGCATCACTCCGCAAGCAGATCGCCAAGCTGGAGAAGATGACGTTCTAACCACCACCCGCCGGCCACCAACCGGCAATCACCACAGAAGAGGAGACTGAGAATGGAAGGCTTTCAAGGCCAAGTTGACGACTGGATGGTCAAGTGCTTCAGCCGAGAGATCGCAGAAGACATTCCAGAGCGCAACCATCGTTTTCTTGAGGAGGCGTTGGAATTTGTGCAGTCTACTGGCGCGACCGCACAAGAGGCGCACATGCTCGTCGACTACGTGTTCAGTCGGGATATCGGCGAACCGGCGCAAGAGCTAGGCGGCACGATGCTGACGCTAGCGGCGCTGTCGAATGCCATTGGTTTCTACATGGAGACCGCAGGCATCATCGAGCTAGATCGCGTCAATCGACCGGAAGTCATCGAGAAGATTCGCGCGAAGCAACTCACCAAACCCGCAAGCTCTCCGCTCCCCGGTGCCGCGCGAGCGTCTACGTCGACAACATGAAAGCGCCATTCGGCAATATGGTCATGTGCCATATGTGGGCCGACACGGTCCCGGAGCTGCTGGCGATGGCCGATAGGATCAGTGTCCAGCGCAAATGGATCCAAGGTCACCAAACCCTGTCTTTCGGCAAGCACAAAAATGCTAGTTGGGTTCATTTCGATATCGCTAAGACGAAGCGTGCGCTTGCCGTCAAGGCTGGCGCAATCGAAACCGATAGGTACGGGCCACTTGAACATACGGCGCGCCTTTATCTGGCGAAGGGCGAGGAAACGGGGAACCAAGCCATGATTGACTACGGCAACAAGCGGCTGGCCATGGTTGCCAGTTGTCGCGAACGCTAACCACCACACTACAGAAGAGGAGACTTCATGACCACCATTTACGACCCCCCAGGCGGCTGGCGTCACGGCTTCCCGCGCGCCTACAGGCCCGGACCAGGAGAAACCCTTGAAGACACGCTAGTGCGCGATGGCTACCCCGAAAAGGAAGTCGGTATCGGCGCCAAGCATTGCCGGTTCTGGGAAGAGAAGGAGGCCGCACAATGACCCTATTCGGCGGAAGAATCCCCAACGAGGACGGCGATGGTTATAATGTTTCGCCACAACCTTATAACGAACTGCTTATGATCCCCGGCTACGGCGCGCAACCCGTGCCTGCGAATGATAATTTCATCGCGGACGAATCCGGCGCGTCGGCTGGCTTTGCGGTTGGCGGGTATATCGGGCTTGCTCGTCGCGCCGGCGATTTCATGCAAACCTTCACCGGCGGCAAATATTGGCCTTGCGATCCGCGCCCCGAAGAAGTCTTCATCGAGGACATAGCGCACAGTCTCAGCCTGCAATGCCGCTACGCCGGCCATTGCCGCGAATTTTACAGCGTAGCCGAGCACAGCGTTCATATCGCCCGCTGGCTGCAACGTAAGTACGGCCCGGTGATGGCGCTGCATGGCTTGCTGCACGACGCCACGGAAGCCTACGTCGTCGACGTGCCGAGGCCACTGAAGCCGTCCTTGGCAAACTACAAGGAGATTGAGGAGCGCAACTGGCAGGCAATTGCCGCTCGCTTCGGCCTCGCCAAGCAGCTGCCGGCCGAGGTGCATGACGCCGACAACCGCATCATTGCCGACGAGCTCGTCAACATGCATCCGATGGCTTGGCATGCGCGGCATGCGGATGGATTGGGAGTCACTATCGGCTGCTGGTCGCCGAAGGATGCGGAATACGAGTTCCTGACGACGTTTGAGGCGTTGGTGGCGAGGAGGGCGGCGTGACCTGGAGCAACGACATGGCAGCCGCGCCGAAAGACGCGAAGATCTGGGCCGCGTCGAAGTGCGGCAAGGTGATTATTTCCTCCTGGTCGAAAGACCGGGAGGCATGGGCAGGCTTCGGCACGAACGAGCAGCCGTTGTGCTGGCAGCCCTACGTCATTCCCAAGCATCCGGAGGCAGCATGACCACCACAATGGACTGGACCGCGCACAACGGCGGTGACTGCCCGGTCGACGAGAAGGCAATCGTCGATCTTCAACTGCGGAGCGGCCGCGTCATAGAGCGCACTGTCGCAGGCAGATGGCTCTGGAATCGGCCCTGCCGCGAGGCGTCTGGCTTGTACGTGCCAAGCACATACGAGAATGGCGGCATGGTTGTCGCTTATCGTGAACTAGGGGAGGCGGCATGACCGACAACCAGCCTCGGTACACAACGGCGCGCCTTCACGCCGAAATCGCCAAGGCCAAGGCATACGCACACCGAGAGGCACTGAAGGAGGCAATCGCCGGATATGACGGCACCTACTACGAAGACCATCGCGGCGTCAGGCAATGGCGCCTGCCGTCTCGCCACGACTTCGTTGACGTCATCCGCGCACTCAAAGAGGAGACCAAATGAACAACGCACTTTTCACCATCGACGGCGACCTGACCGCCGTGCCAGCCAATGACAACCAGTTGCGCGCGCTCGGCGCGGCTATTGGGAAGCACGAAAGTAGTGCGCCGATCCAGCAGGACTCTAGTGCGGTGCATCTGCCATCAACCAATCCGAAACGTGCGTTCGGCGTCAAGAAGCCGTCGGCGCAGTTCATCCCGCCAGTTGCTCTCATTGAAGAGAGCGCCGTCATGGCGCTGGGAGCGGCCAAATACGGCGCATTCAACTGGCAAGACGATCCGGTTGATGCATCGACCTACTACAGCGCCGCGATTCGCCACCTTCTCCAATGGTTCTCTGGCGAGGATGTCGACCAGGAGAGCGGCGCATCTCACCTTGCACATGTGCGGGCCTGCATGGCTATTCTGATCGATGCGAAGGTAAGCGGCAAGCTTATCGACGATCGACCGAAGTGCGCGCCTGCTAGCGAGGCAATCGACCGGCTGAGGTTGGCAGCGTGAGTGACTGGTATAATCCGGACGCTTGGGCGACCCCGTCAAGAAGCGTCAGCGATATATGGGAGCCAAAAGTCTCGCGCATATTAGGACCAGACGGGCAGCCGATCCCGTACAAGCCGCAGCAGCAGCCAATAGGGTTCTACAAGCTGGGCGAACGAGTGAAGCAACAGTAACTAGCAAAAAATCAGGCCCGCCTCGCGCGGGCCTTTTTAATTCCGAAACATAGTATCTAGAGAAACATCCACCGATACGGTCGGCCGTGCGCCTCGCCCGAAACCCAGACGTTGTAAAGCTGTCTTCCCATCGCCGTCCTGGATCGCGACAGGACAATCACTATTATGTCACCCGACTGCACCGACATTCCAATTTCGAACTTCCAACCTGCATAATAAACGCATCTCCCTCTCTTTTCGGTATTCTCCCCTGCCTCATGCAATAACATTTCTTTTTTATCCCCCTGTGCGGCTGACGGCGCCGAGCCGGGGGTTGAACACTGGCCATCACGACCAGCCAATGCGCCTTTAGGCGTGCCTTGGACATCGGGGCGCGCATGGAAACCCATACGCGCGACGCATTGCCCCCGGCCCGTGAAGGCCAGGTGAATGCGCCAGCCGCTAAGCTGCGCAGTGGTCGGCTCGCATGCTTGCGCGAGCCTAGTGATGGTCAGGGTGTTCAAGCCCAAGTTGATTAATAACGGAAACTGATTGTC